AACTCGCAGTAGCAAATTTATCGAATTCGCAAAAACCAACGCATTCATGCCCCGCTAATTCCATTCCCCTGCGAAATCCTCCGATTCCTGCGAAAAAATCTATAAACTTCATTTTAAACTCCCATCTTCTTAACTAATTTTTTATTCAATTCCTCTTATCATCATGCTTAATTTACTGTAACAAGGGCAAATTCTTGTGTGATCGTAAATATCTTCCAGCAAGATGCAAAATGGAAACATCTGTTTTACTTCATAGATATGTTCTATTCCGTCCTCACCACGTTCTGCGTATTTGATTCTTTTTCCAACATGCAAATCAAATGCATTGGATACGTAGGCTTTTAAACCATAAGATTTTACTTTGCTCATTTTTATCTAAAACCGCCTTTCATCAAAATGTGAACATTTCCTCGTTATCATCACCAGAATCGAAATCTGACGTTTCTTCATAATCAGTTGATTTATTTCTGGACATATTCTTTCCACGTTCGATCAGTTCTGTTCTCTGCTCTTCGGTCAATTCTCTTGGTGCTCGTAATTTCACGTACTTAACTGGGACATGGGCAAATATGGAACCATCTTTGTTTGTGACCAGAATCTTCACATCTTCTGGATGCTGTTCTGCTAGCTTCAGGACTCTTCCTTTCATCTTACTGCCGTTATGCGCTGATACTTCTGCGTACTCACCACCGCGAATCCACGCAATGCTGCATTCATTGCAATTCTCTGTCATGATTAGTCCTCACTTTCTCCAAACCCAAATTCTTTATTTATATTTATGGAATCAAATTCAAGTTTAATTCCCATTGTTTCTTTTGCTTCCTGGTATGCTTTTTCAATTCCAACTTCTTCAATGTGTTCTTTGGCAGAGTTTAGGTTTTCTAAGAATCTCTGATTGGATTTTGTAAATCCCCATGTTTTCTTAATTGCAAACAAACTGATAAGAACATTTGCAACTGCGATATAATCCTCTGCTTTCCATAGTTTTTCTTGTGATTCTGAAATAAGTTCTTCCGATATTTCCTTGCGCATTTCATCTTCACGTTGCTTCAAGTACAGTTTTAGTGTTTCAACTCTTGCGCCTGTCGTTTTGGAAATCTGTTCCAAACTGTAATTACTAAAATTGTATGGAATTGGATTCCGTGACTTTTCAGCCGCTTTCTGCTGTCTTCTTCTCTCTGCCCTGTTCATACTCCCATCATCCCTTTCAACTGGTTTGTGATTAGAACAAATTCTTTCAGAAGTTTCCTGTCTAATGGTGTGGTTCCAGTCACGGTATTATCGCCATCATAGACAACTGCGTATTTTTCATTAATCAGTCTTGCGGATGAAACCGCATTCAAAACTTCTTGTCTGGAGCATTTCAGCATTTGTGAAATATCATCAGCGGTCATATCGCCAATCCATTGTTCATTCTCGAAAACACTGTATATTCTCATACTTCTGCCACCTTCTGATATTCATATCCAACAAGGCGAAACGCTCGCGGAGTATTCGGATGCGCAGTAGCAATCAAGCCATCAAGTTCGAGCTGCCTCATATGTCGTTGCACAGTTGCTTTTGATATGCCAAGGCTTTCGGAAATTTCTTTAAATGACGGTGCGTATCCATATTTTGTAAAATATCTGATAAGAAACAGATAAATTTCTTTTCTGTTCTCTTGTCCCTCGAGATACTTTCTTTCGGTGTTATATTTACTTACCATAGTTACCTCATTTCTTTTAACCTCTGGGTTCAGATCGCGCTCATATGCCAAGGAAGTTGCATGAATCAGTCCAAACCCAGAGGGCGTGCGCATATTTAGTTGTAATTATTTGGGATTTTGTCTGCCAGAACCGGCAGCTTTATCATTTGTAAGATTCTTCATCAAGAAGATTATTGAATTTCTCAAGTGCCTTTATAGACACCTTGTTGTTTGATTTCTCTGGCTTGATTGATATATCTAAGTGAGTATCAATGATATGTTTTAATTCTCTCACAAGGGTTATTTTTCCTTGCTGTATACCCTGTCTGTATGTCTTAGGCGGTTTGTACTGCCCTGTTACTTGCTTACCGGTTGATTGTCCGCCAGCTGTAATGTTGTACATCTGGAAGCCTTTATCTGCAAAAGCCTTGATCGTTTCAATTTCTTTTTGGTCAAGCTCACTTTTGGGGCAAGTTCTGTATGCAAGTTTCCAACCAGTAGGATTGCTTTCGCTGTAAAACTTATGCTTTTTAAGGCTTAATGCTATATGGTCATATTCTGCTAAATGGCTCGCACATCTCTCACGAAGGTTGACTGCCTGTCCACAGTATGCTCGGTTTATTCCAGCTTCATCAGTTCGGTAAAACACATATATACCACTAGAATATGGAATTCTAGGACATATCTTCTTTATTCGGTTTTCTCGTTCTCGTTTCATTGCAAAAACTTTTCTGTAGTTCACATCAATGTCTTTTCTATTATCCACCCGGCATCACTCCTTTTCAATCTGGTCAATGAGTTTCTTACACTCATCTTTGACATAAGCAAGTGAACAGATTTTGAAATCCGTTTCGAAGCCGAAATCTTTGCTCGACTCTCTCCAGAAGTATTCCATTGTATGAAAAAGTCTTTTAAAGTCTGGGTCATCTCCAAAATACTGCTTTGCTGCATCAACATCATATCCATCAAAACAATGAGCACAATTAAATCCAATCCACCATGTATTATCATCGTTGCAATCATATAGTGATGGTTCTGCATAAGTAACTCCGCCATGACAGTTAAGATAGCCTAAATCGACAACTCTTTTCTTTGCTAACTTGTGGCTGTAAGGTACTCCAACATATCCGCATCTGTATGCTCCAGGCATAAACAGAACTACATATGGATAACCTTTGTATGTAGATTTTGTTTCTAAAACTGGTTTCATTTCATCACTCCTTAATTAAACGGAAGTTCGTCATCCATAATTGACGGCATATCCATGAATCCACTTGTGTCCTGTTCTGGATTTGGAACTGGTGGCTGCGACTGTTCTTCTGACTGACTCTTCTTGCTTTCCGCAAACTCATGTGTTTCCACAAGGCAATCATTTGTGTAGACTTTCTTTCCGTCCTTGTCAGTGTAATTTCCAGTCTGCCAAGTTCCGATAACTGCAATCTTAATGCCTTTATGCAAGTACTTTTCGGCAAACTCGCCATTCTTTCCAAGTGCAACGCAATTTATGAAGTCTGATGTGCGTTCATTTTTTTTGCGATACTGTCTCTCAACTGCAAGTATGTATCTGGCGATCTTAGTATCATTTGTTCCCGTTCGGATGTCTGGATCTTTAATCAAACGTCCGATCAAAATTACTTTATTCATGTTTGTTCTCCTTGTACGGTTTTGGCATAGCTGGCAAAGGCATCCATGCAATTACTTTCAATTTTTCGAAACCGTCTGTAAAATATTCTCCATTCCACATTGCTCTGAATGGAATTGTTCCTTTTTCGGTAGCAATCAAATATATGTCTCCTTTAAAAATATGATTAGGTTTTGGTTCCGGTGGCAGTTTCACATCTACCGGAATCCACGCATCCGATAAACCAGACGAACAAAGCAGCTTCTCAACCTTCTCGATTGCATCATTCCAGCCCTTATCGTATTGACATCCGAGATATGCGTCTGTAATTTTGCTTGAAGGCTGTTTTTTCTTTAACTTTTCCAGTACTTTTAAGAAAATTTTCATGTATCTTCCTCCTCATAATCATTGCAGTAAAGTGAACCGTAGTCCCATGCTAGTATGCATCATCTACGGTATTTGCATTTATCACAATCGGACATTTCCACGCTATTCCTCCTTTACTTATGAAGTTGTGTTATTTTCTTTGTTATCCTCAATAGATTTTCCGATACAAGCCATAACTGGCATAGAATCAAGTAAGCATTCTCTTTCTACTGTGTTTGTTCCGTCTTTATTGTGCCAATTTCCAACAATATACAGGCTTGCATTTGCGGACATAATATCTGTTTTTTTATCCCAATAGTTGATGTGGATTTCATATGCACACCCTGGGCTAATTGGATATACATAAATCCCTAATGTTTTCTCTTTCCAATTTTCAAATTTTTCCATAATTCTCTCCTTTCAAAACGGGCATAAATTCAAGTCAACTTCCAGCCCAGCATGTCCGATCTGAACCAGAACATTGTTTCCTGTAACTTCTTGTATTTCTTTCTGTATTTTACAGGCATCAGATGCCTGACCACTTAAATGTACCAGTGTTACCGTCCGAAGCGATTCTGTGCGATTTTGCTTAATGAATTGCTTGCAAGTTGACAAAGAGCAATGTCCTTTTAATCTATGACTGTAGTTAGCTTCTGTTTTGTCCACCAATTCTTCACAGTAGTTGCATTCAATTACCAGATGATGTATGTTCATTTTCTGGAAATTATATTTACTGTACTCAAAATCAGTAATATACAGAAGCTTCCCCATTTCATTGTGCTCCACCAGATATCCGTAGTTCGAGCAAGGTACAAGCTGATTTGCTTCCTTATCGTATGTTGTATGCGGCAATTCAAATGGAATCACGTTAAACGAACCAACTCTAAATGGATGCCTTTCTGGAACACCTTTCATTAATTCGCCTGTTCGGATGTTCATGTTCTCAACTGTCTCGTCATTGGTGTAAATCTGAATGCCTGCATTCATTATTTTTTTAAAAGACTCTGTGTGATCGCCATGTTCATGTGAAAGAAGCACACCGGAAACATTGCTTATCTGGTAGTCAATCCCTCTAAGGATTTTCTTGTAGTTGCATCCGCAGTCAAGAAAAACAATCTCGCCTGTACTTGACTGCAAAGCGTAACAATTTCCTTTAATACTTCCTGTTGAAATTATTCGCATGAACAAATGACATCACCTCGCTTTCTGTACATTGCATTTATGCTTCTAAGATATTTTCAACTTCATCTATGGCTTTCTCTAAATCGAAATAGGCATATGGTATGTCCTTCCCTCTATTTAGACTCTCTAACTCCGCATAACTTACTTTGCACATGCTGTCTCGTATTAATTTGAGTTCCCTCAACGTAAGTTCAATGGTTATTATCTGTTCCCAGTCCTTTTTACTGTCTACTCTCTTCATACTTCATCATCCTCCGGGAATCTAAACACAATGTTTGCCGGTTCGAATTTCATATCTGGGCTGTTAACCATTATTTTGATGATTCCAAAACCTCTTGCAGCCATTTTTATGCATTCCTCGTAATCGTCATCGCTCATTTCAACGTTTTGCGCAAGAAACATTCCTGCATACACTTTATGCAACGCTTTCATAGCTTTTTTGGCTTTTTCTTTTGTCAAATAACGAGCCATAACTGTTCCCTTTTCACCTACCATCGGCACGTATGCTCTTATGATATTTCCGGTTCTACTTAATGAAGTGATTTCATAAGGAACGTCAATTTCTCCATTCTGACTAATTAATCTCATTTTATCCTCCTTTTAATTTCCGAATCCATACTATGGCATAATTTGATACAATTTCCATGAAGCATATGATTTTGGCATGCTCCGTATTTTTCATGGAATTTTTCTATCGACATCTTCCCGTCATTCACTGCCCGTACCCATCTTCGGATTTTTCTCTGTGTTTTTCTTTTCTTATCACCACGCAATTTTCTGATATATTTTCCTTCATCAGTCACGTAATGGTGAAAGCCCAGATAACACAATCCCATGCGAAATGGTACAATTTGTGATTTAGGGTTTAGCTCCAATCCAAGGCTTTCAATCATCATTCGGATTGCTTCAAGAATTTCTCTGGCATCTTCTTTCGTTTTACAAATCACATAAAAATCATCGTTGTATCGTCCGTAATATGGATTTCCAAATTCAATCGTTATCATCTGATCCAGTGAATGTAAAAGCAACAATGCGTACTTCTGATTTACCTGATTTCCTAATGGAAGCCCGGGATTACCTGTACTGTCAATAAACAAATGGTTCAACCAGACTGTAAAATCATCATCAAAGTAATAATCCAAAACATCTTTCATGATTTCATGGTCTATGCAATAAAAGTATTTGTGAATATCACATTTTACAATCCAACTATTCATTCCATTTCTTTTATAGAAATCCAACATTTGATTTTTTAATCCGTCCATTGCCATATGTTGCCCTTTTCCTTGCTGCCCGGCAGTATTCCATTTAATCAGGATATTTTCAAGTTTCGGTGTCAGAATATAATCAGAAAAGCATCTCTGCACTACTTTGTCCTTAAATGCACATGATTCTATCGTTCGCTCTTTTGGCTCATGAATTTGAAATTTATTATACGGATTTATGATATACGTTTGACTTTCTAATTGTTCCTTCAAGAGATGAATGCCTTCAAGAGACAAATTAGAAAATCTTGCAGTACCTGAATTAAATTTTTTACCGCTCTTAACCTTTTTGTAAGAACGATATAAATTCTCAAAATTTGCAACAATTTCTTTATCCATTTATTTTGTTCCTTTATGTTTGTCCATTGCGGAAAGGTTATGCATTTGCTTGTATCTTTTCTGATTTCAGCTTTACGCTTACTCTGTCTGCATGTGATCCATGTTGGGCGAACACCATTTTCGTTGTTGTAATTGTTGTTGTTGACATAGCCCGAAGGGGAAACAACGGTATTCGCAGTACATAACCTGTGAAAATTATCTTTTTCTGTCTTTTGTTCTCCATGAAATAGTCATATACTTTATATCTTTTACCATTTGCGACCATGCTTCCATTCCACCGGAATTGATAATTCCCAATTCATATGAAAGTTCTATAAAGTACATCAACTCATCACAATGAGTAATGGCTTTTGTTTGAAGTTCTAATCGCTCTCTTTTATAATCTTTCAGATCAGTTCGGTTGGCTTCAAATAGTGACTCATAAATTTCCAATGCTTTATTTTGCATTTTATCTACAAGTGAAAACCTGTATTTCTTCGGGTATCGTCTGGCATTACTCGTAACTATTAATGTATGCTTTGCAAGTTGCTTGGATTTTGCTATTACCTTTAAATCTTCATTCGCCATCAATCATCATTTCCTGATTCAAAGATTGAAGAAGAAAAGATGCAAACTGGGCGAACACCATAGCCGTCGTCGTAACCGTGGCCGTAGACACAGCCCGAAGGGGAAACAACGGTAATTGTTGTACTGTAATCATTTGCTGGTGTACTCCATGGAGTAAGCAGCCACCACCATTTATCCATATTTGGAAGGATTTTTCTGTATTTTCGGTATTCATCCACCGTCAAAATCGAAATCTTATCTTTACAATGTGCATATTCTGTCTGACCGTCCATAGAAAGTAAATCTCGATCAAACTCAATAACTGCATCTTCTCCAAGCTCGTCCGTAATTTTTTTAAGAAAACGAGTGTTTAACTCATTTCTCAGTTTACTTGAAATCCAGTTATTTGAAGCTGAATCAAATGTTCTTTCTTTTCCATCAAATCCATTCAAAATGGCAAAATATCCTTTTTCTGTCTTATCCAGAATCAGCCATTCCATACCAGCAAGTTCAATAGCTTTTCCGATTTCCGGCTTTCCGATGTGCTTTTTCTTGAATTCTGCGAACTCTTTACTTAATCTGGATAATTCATCCTCAAAATATTTCAGATTTTTCTTCATAATCATTCCTCCACCTTAGATACAAAGATATTAGATTTTAAGATACAAACTGGGCGAACACCATAGCCGTTGCAGCAATTGCCGTTGCAGACAAAGCCCGAAGGGGAAACAATAGCAATACTTTTTTTCCATCCACGTTCTTCCGTTGACCATGGCGATAATGTCCAATACCAGTCGTTCAGATCATTGTTCGGTGTAATATCTGTGTATTCTCGTGCTTCATCAAATGTAATTGGACGGATTTTACAATCAACAGTCCCCAATTTCTGTCCATCCGCAGTGATAATATCTGCTGTGTGTGTTTCGACATTTTCTGCCCCGAATTCTTCTTCGAAATCTTTCAGAATTTCAGTGTCACACAGTTTCTTTACGTTTGATGTTTTGTAATCTGAGGTATCACCAAACTCTACATTTTCTTTCACCAGATCAAGCGAAATAATTTTTGTTGTATCTCCATACTGTTCCAGAACCTTGTATTTACGCTTTCCAGTGGTCTGAAATACTTCTCCTCGTTTCAGCGTTGACAACTCAACCTTTCCGGTTTCTTCCTGCTTTTCCAGAAGTTCAACCAGTTCCTTTGCTTTCTGTAAAATTTCTTTATTGTTCATTCCCGTTGCCTCCAAAAAATATTTCTCGCATATCTACTGCTGCGTACTTCTTATGCATAAGTTTCTTGTTTTTGATTGCCCCGTTCGGATTGTTGCAGACAAAATCTCTGCATATCTCAGGTCTCACTTGATATATAAGACATTTTTCTTTTGCCTTGGAATCATCCAGGAACGGGCAAGTAAGGTCAAAAGCTACAACCGAAGGATAATTATGTTTCTGCTCAGTGATATGATGCTTCTTTACGTAACGTTTGATTTCTTTAATTTCTTTACTGGATATTGGCAAGTAGTTGCTACAACATTGTCCGCAACCACTGCATTTACCGTCCTTTGTGAAGTCAAATACTCCACATTTCATATCTTTCATAACTTCTTCTAACGTCCCGATCATGCTATCACCTCGTAAGTTGAACAAGAATGTTCATAACAAGTGATACTGCCGAGGCTATGAACAATGATCGGGTCTTATCCTTTGCGACCGCATAAATTATTGCGCCTAACAATGGTAAGAATGAGATATAAATCAATGACTCAAACACTGAATGAATTATTGACATATCTTATTCCTCCTGTTTCATAAAATCTGGAATCTCTGGTTCTTTACCTGCTGCCGGAACTGGTTCCTTCTCAGCTGGCTGTACGGCTTCTGCAACTGTTGGCTGTTTTGGCTGTTCTTCGATTGCCATTGGTTCTGGAATGAATTCCTCTTTATTGGCATTCTGTTCGATCTCTTCCTGTACTTCCCTGTATGTAGCGTCCATCGTGTTATATTCATATGCCTGTACCGGATTATCCCATTTCTTAGGAATAGACTTCATAATGTTGTTACGCATTTTACGAACAATCATAGATTCTCTCGACTGCGTTTCGTAATAAGACGGTGAAATATATGGTCTTAATTCCTCACAATCAATAATTGCTTCCAGTTCCCCAATATCAGCAACCTTTTTCATGATTTCTTTTTTCTTTGCTTCAATCTGAGTTTTCTGTGCATCTGTAGCTTTGTATCTGTCTGCACAAATACCGAATGTTTCATTCTGAAGATTGTTCTTAATATGTGCTGCAAGATTCTTCAGTACGTCTGCTCTTTCGCATGAAAGGTATTCAACGTGACCATCTTTGTACTGAATTGGATATACCACGCGAACAACTTTTCCAATTCCAGATTCTTCCCATTCCGGCGGTGTGATTTCTACACCTCTGTGTCTTGGTGGGATATACTTGTCACCCTCTCTTACTTTCCAATATGGAAATACTTTAGCCACATTGACACCATATCTACTTACAAGAGCATCGTTTCCGTCGCCCTCAATCGCAAATTCGATTTTCTTCTCCCACTGAGGTTTCTGCCCTTTTGCCGCTATGTTTACGTTTCTGATCTGGAAATAACATTCTCTCGGCTGTGCATTTGCGTTCAGCTTTAATGCTGCTACTTTACTCAGGATAAATTTAAGATTAGAACCGTTGATTGCTTCAAAACTCACACCGCTTTCATGTACCATCTGGAAAATAGATCCCATTGCTGCTACTACACAATCTTTTGAATATGAATCAAATTCCATTCCTCTTGAAGTCAAATCTCTTTCCATTAAATCGACATACCGATTTGTGTAGTAGGAAAGCTGTGTGTTAAAATTTGCTACCTGTGTGTTTTCTGCCATTTTAATTCTCCTTTTCTTTTATTAATTAACTCATTTTTTGTTTGCATTTCTGTTCAGTTCTGCACTTCGCCAAAGCAAATCATAACCGAGCTACGATCTGCCTATCCTTTGCTCATCTTCTCTACTCAGCGCAATTCTTTGCCATAACTACGTCGTTCTACTCAGTGCCTTTGCTATACTTTACTTTTCTATTCCGTGCTTCGCCTATACGTATCTTTGCCCTGCCATACTTCGCCAATGCGTTACATTTCTTTACAACACATTGCTCTGCTGCGCTTTTCCGCTACCTCACTATGCGAAACCTCTCTTTACTTTGCCAAAACGTATCAACTCTTTTCAATTCCATAACTTTGCCCTTCTGCACCTCTCAGTACCACTCCGATACATTACTTTGCTACGCTTCGCCGAAGCAAATCATTACCCAGCAATTCTGTGCCTTTGCTTTGCCTATCATAACTACATTCAGCCATGCCGTAGCTTATTTTGTGATTTCAGTCCATTTGAAACGGCCTTTGCCTGAGTTTCGCCACTGACCAATGCCGTTAAACTCTCCATAATCAAGCCAGTCAATTACATACTTCATAAGTGAATCATCAAGTACCTTGACTGTAAATTCCACTGTTGATCCTGCCGGCACAGTTTCGCTGTCTGCCAAAGAAATTCTTTCGCCCTGTGCTGTCTGCGCTCTCAGTGGTCTCTGACAATCAGAAAGTTCTGTACCTTCTGGAAGAACAAACGGAATTTTGCGTTCGTTTACAAATACCAGTAAGTCAATTTTTTTCTTATAAGCTGCAAGTTTCTTTGCTCCACCGATATAGGAACTGGCCTGTGCAGCTGACTTAAAGAATCCTCTAATCTGGTAATCCCATAAGAACGGATTGCCATTTTCGTCTTTCGGGAATACTGTTCGACCTTTTTCAATAACTTCTTCAACTCCTAAAGCTTCAACTTCCTGTTCTCTGGAAGGTGCATCTGGTGCTTTAGATGCTATAAATTTCTCGTGAATATCTTTTTCTGCATTTGCAGTCCCCAGAACTTCCTCTAAAAATGTTAATCTGACTTTTAATTCTTTCATCTCGTATTCCTCCGATTTTTATATTTTGCTTAATGCTTTGCTTGTCAAGGCCATGCTCCTCCGCTGCAATTCAATTCTACGCTATTCCTTTGCCGTTCCATACCTTGCGTCGCGCAACCTCGCCTTGGCTTTTTTGTGTGCTTCTACGCTTCTCCTTTACGATTCTCAGAAGTGTGCTTCTATGCCGTTGCATCTCAAATCAGTGCTTAGCTATGCTTTTGCTTTACTAGGCTATTCTATTCTCAACGTTTCCATTGCATTTCATTTCTTCACGCTGCAGTTCAATGCCTGTCTATTCCGTGGCATTTCATATCTGTTCTATGCATATCCCTTGCTTCGCTTCTCATTGCTTCGCTTTGCCGTTGCAAAGCTAACTATGCTAATCCTATTGCGTTTTAATCGCAATAACTTCTATTACAGAACGGGCAACTCGTAATCAACTGCCCTGCTGCACTTTCTACTGAGATGCCCTGTGTGTCATATCCGGTACGTGTCCGTCCTTTCTCGGAATAGATATTCTGGTGGCAAGACCAACAGATACCATTGCCCGGTGCAAAACGTGGCAATATCTTTGTTTTACAATACCAATCCTGTGCCTTGATAGCTTCTGGAATATTGTATGTAGTCGTTGTCATATTAAATTCCCTCCACTTTTAATTCATCGTCGGAAACTTTAAGTAGAATCATCTGTCTGCCTGTATCTGGTATTCTGTCAGCATTCACACTTTCAACATCATCAACCCAAATTGGCAAGTTTAAGCCGTTCAATTCCTGCAAACCAGTCACGAGGTCAATGTTGCAAAGAATCTGATCAGAGTGATTCAATCCATCAAAATATCCGATTCCGTCACAAATCATCTTGCAAACTTCCACCGGCTCACCGTCCTGCGTATAGTCCAAAAACTGAAACTGAAAGTGCTTGAAAAGTGGATTGATAGCTTCTGCCAGTGCCTGATTTTTTTTGATGGAAAATTCTTTCAACATGTCAAGTTTCTGCTGAATATCGGAATCTTCCTGACCTAACTCTTTCTGTTCTGTGTTCAGCTGTTCAAGTGTTTCTGTCTGTTTTTGAACTGCCTGTTTTGCCATCTCAATTTTTATTTCGATTCCTGTAAGTTCCTTTTCAGCAGACATTCTTTCTGCCTGAACTGCTGCATTTTCCTCAGAATTATTAGTCAGTCCGTCAAGCTGTTCCTGTTTCTTCTGGATTTCTGCTACAACTGCCTGATACTCTTCATTTCCAGACATATCTGGCTCTGCCGGAAGCTTCTCTAATTCCTGATTTTTCTGCGCAATCTCAGATGCCAGAGTGGAAATATTTTTCTTTGTCTGCTCAATCTGCGATTCGATGTCTTTGCGCTTTTCCTCAACTTCTTTTCTTCTGGCTACTTCGGAATTGCCTTCTTCTGTAATGTCTTTAAGTTTCTGCTGTTTGTCTGCTTTAAACTGCTCTTTTTTCGCAAACTCTGCATGGATTCTTTCCTGTTTCTTCTGTTCAAATTCAGTTTTAAGACGTTCAACCTGTTCCTCCGGAAGTGCCTGTCCGCAGGTCGGGCAAATAGCTGATTCAGGATCAAATTTTTCATTCTGTATGGCATTTAAAGCTGTTTCATCAAATGTGGACGCATACGTCTGTTTATATTTCTCCTGCAAAACCGTAATTCTCTGCTGAATTCGTTCTGGTTTCTCAGCGGTCGCAAGGAAATTTCCCAGAATTCGGAGATTTTCTTCTTCATGTTTCTGCTTGAATCGCCTGTCATTTAATAAGGAAACGATTTTTCTCTTTTCTTCCTGTAATGCTTCTGCTGCATTTGAAATGATCGCATCTCTGGATTTCTTGAGACCTGTAATCTCGTAGCAGAGCTCGTCATATGTTTTATTGGTTTCATTTAGCAGCTTTTCTTTTTCAAGAAGACCATTCAGTTTATCCAGCACGGCATTCTTCTTTTCTTCAAGAATGGTAAAATCTGGTGTTCCCTGTTTCTTTACGGTATCAATTTCAACCTTTTTGGCATCAATTTTCTTCTGGAAGTCTTTTTTGTCTCTATTGAGTTTTTTCACAACTTCCTCGACAGAATGATTCTTGATGATTTCCGAAACTTCTGGATTGTCCTGTAATACTTTATCCGCATTGAACCCTGCCATCTTTTCAAGCATTACTCTGGCACTTGCTGTTGATTTTCGAAGTTCATTAAGGAATACTCTGGCATTACTACACATCATAATGGTTTCTGAGTCTGATATTCCTTTTAAAAATTCCTTATACTTCGTCTGGTTGTAATCAAACCCATCAACCTGATATTTTGTGGTACTGGAAGATTTACCTTTCTTCGTTTCCTTACGGATCACGGTTTCCTCTCCATCAATCAGAAGTGTGAGTTCTCTTGATACGACACCCTCAACTTCTTCTCCGTCTTCTTTTCTTCTGACATTATTCGGAGATGTACCGTCTGCAAGCTTTCCGGTCAGTGTATCAAAATATGCGTCCATCAACGTTGTTTTACCCTGACGGTTCCTACCGGACACCATCGTTCGTGGTGCAAACTGATACTCCGCAGACTCAAACTTCTTGTAGTTTTCAATGTTAAGCTGTTTCAATTCTACTGTTTTCATACTGTTTTATCCTCCACCCAATAAGCCGACACTTCATAGGCTGTTTTCTTCTCGACCTGATTTCCGACTTTTTTGTTGTACTCTCTGCTCTGGATTCTTCCCTGTAAAATAATATGTGTGCCAGTTCCGCAGGTTCCCATGTATCTTGCATTTCTGCCCCAGCAGATGCATGGTATGTAATCAGATATGCCGTATGATCTATTTACCGCCAGAAGTACATCTGCAATCTCTCTTCCATTAGGTGTTGTTCTGTATACTGGTTTCTTGCAAGTAAAACCATCCAGAAGAATCTGATTAACTGGAAGTGCGTCTTTGTCCATGAATTTTGCTTCTCTTGCGAACACAAAAAGAAGCAATCTGCTGTGATTTTCTTCGTGCTTATTGAACGATCTGAACTGCCCTTGAATTTCCATCATTTCTCCTGTATAGTTCTGTTTCACATCAATGAGTCTCTCAGAAACTACAACCGGAAGAACATCTTTCGTTCCGCTAAATCGCTCTACGCTAAGTTCGAATCGGTAAAATTTTTCACCATATACTTCATGGCTAAATTCAAATTCTGTTTTAATTTCTCCAACCAGTGTTACCTGATTGTTTTCCAAAAGCTTATTCAACTCCGTTTACCCACCTTTCTAGCTGCATAAAATAGGAAGGGATACCATTGAAGATACCATTGCACTTATGCAGAGCAGCTCAAGTACATCCATTTCCGTCATCCACCAGAGCAATAATGTAATCGTGGAAAATGTTCCAACCTGTGCCATCACTCCGATAAAATACATTCTTTTTCTCATATCCCTCACTTCTTTCTTTTAGTTGCTACTGTTGCAAGTAAAGCTACTGACAGCGCTACAACTGCGACTTCCAGACGTTTTGTTTTTGTTGCCTGATCTGCGATGATTTCGCTTGCAAGGCTCTGGTTTTTAGTTGCGTTTTCGGTGTGTTTTGTGATTTTAGACATAAAAAATGCCCTCCTGGTATAAATTTTCTTTTCAAATACAGGAAGGTATGTTATACTTTACCTGTATTTAACTTACCCAATTAAGTTAGATACGTGCTCCGGTAGGTGTTGCTTCACCTCCGGGGCAACCTTAGTCTTTTTTCGGAATGTAGCTGATACCTAAAATTAAAGCTACATCTTTTTTGTCAATAAAATCTGAATTATCTGCATTCAGCATTGCTTCGAGTGCGGCTACTCTCCCTGTCAGAAAAGCAAATTTCTCTTCGAGAGTTTCTGGTTCGTAAGTGTTTTTATTCATTCTTTGATTCTCCCAGTATTAAGTTCATAAGTTCCTTGACCAATTTATTATTTTCTTTAGCAAGCTCTTCTTCTGTCCAGAATCCAAGTTCTACCGCATATTTAATTCCTTCTTCGGCTTCATCTTTTGACATTCCTCTTTCCATGAAGAATTCTCGCGTTGTTCTTGCAATCATGGATAAATCAGTCATAATATCCGGGACATTTCCTTTAAAAGTAATTTCTCCTTTTTTATTGCATTTAATCATTCTCTTTTCCTCCTTCAAAAATCTTTCTCCCCAATATTAATTCCGCAAACGTTCTAAGCGTTTCTGTCCTTAATCTGTCAAGTTCTTCTTGTATTTTTTCGTCTGTCCACAACCCCATCTGAGCTGATTCAGAAACAAGTTCATCGGCTTTTTCCTTGGAATATCCTTCTTTCACAAGGAAAACTCTTAGTCCCCTGCATATCGCGGTTAATTCAGAAAGCAACTTATTTGCATCTTCTTCTAATTCAACTTTCCCACCTTCACATTTGATCATTCTATTTTTCCTCCATTTCTCTTTTCAGTGCTTCGTACAGTTCCTTGTGAATCGGAGAATCATCCGGAATATCTCGAACCATTTTGATAATCTCAGCTTTTTTCTCCTCTAATGTCATATTTATAAACTCATTTGTTTCTTCTTTTTTCATGCTGGCTTCCTTTCTGTGTTATAATCTCCTATGGGAAGGAAATGTGTATTATGAATAAAGAACAAATAGTTCATGATTTAGCAATTACTTATGCAAAGTCTAAATTAAATGAATACGTTCTTGACAGAAGAGAAGCTCCATTGGCTGGAAATACTTCTATGTCAAATGACGAAATTCAATATTTAAAACGTGCATATGATTTTGCTATTCAGAATCTTTCGGATTAAACGCTCGTTTCCCGTATAAAGCGTTTTGAATTCCATCTGTAACGCATTCGGCAATTGTCTTCCCGTCAATATTTGCCGTGTGCGTTACTTTTTTTGTTCTCGTAGGGGCAACTTCTTTCCGAATAGCTTTAAGCTCTTCTAAAATCTGTTTGAGTAATGCATTTGTTTCTTCCGTCATATTGCTTCCTTTCTGTTGAGTTTGGCTTCTTATCTCTTTATAATGTAAGTACAGGCACCGCCATGCCGAGTAAATGAAAGGAGATAAAAGTTTGCTATTATTACCACATATAGATGGTTTTCATCAGTCCGGTGAAAAAGTTTCTGAAACCTCAGTGTTTGTATGTAATAACTGTGGTTCTAAGAGAACTGTAAAGTCCGGTAAAACCATCCCTAAGTGTTCGAAATGTAACGATTATACCTATTGGTTCAAAATCGTAACGCTTTGATCACTTTCGATTTCATTGAACATTGTTTCCGGGTGGTATTCATCTTTCAAATCGCTGTTTGCATAATCGATGGATTTCACTTGGAAACAAATGTTTGCACCGCTTTGAGTGTTGAACACTTTCACATATTTCTTTCCATTTCTCGCAAAGCACATCACCCGTGTGTTATCCGGAATTCTTACAATCTGCGGTGCGAATAATCTTTTTAAAAATTGCTTTAGCACGTTTATGATTCCTTTCTTATAAGAAACTTCTCTGTGCATTTTCCTGCTCAATCATCGGAACGATGCCTTTGTCTTTAAGCATGTTGTAAAGGAAGATTCTGCCCTTCTGTTTCCATTTGGTGTTCATCTTCACATCACGTCTTCCATCTGACCTGACGATATCTACAGTTTCTGAATGTGTGTACCCATTCTTTGAATACTTGTCATACAGCAACCACTGACCGCTCTGCTTGTACTGGATTCCCAAGTCGTGCAAGATATCATTCATCTTTTTGCCAGACATTCCATAATCCTTTGCAATCTGGGTGATTGTTACCAGTCCCGGATTCTTCAAGATTTCGTCGTAGTAGTCGGCTTTCGGTTTAAGTTCTCCGATAATTTGGTTCTTGACGCTAACTTCGGCTGTCAATGTTTCAACTGAGCCTTTCAGCTTCGCAATCGTCTGATCTGCCATCTTTAATGCTCTGGCAAAAACCTGTTCTGGTGTGTTCCATGCTTTTTCAAGATCAATGAGATATTGCCTGCATTCTTTTCCTTTTTCAGTTCTGCTCATAAGGCAAATGTGCTTCGCCATATCTACCGATAAAGAATAATCCTGCAATTCTCTAATCTGCACTCCGCCATTGTTCTGAACCTCCGTACCTGTAAGTACGCTGGTGTAATCTTCATTCTCAATGAACCCTTGAGAGTTCGTTTCGAACCATGCTGAAAATCGCTTACTGATTTCAAGAGATTTATGTAACTCTCTGGCTGATACTGTAGGCTGCTCGCCATCGTAATTAATTGGTATTAATTCGTTCATATATCTCCTTTTCTTGTTAATCGGATTTCAAAATTTCATCTACCGAAGTTTTTAAATAATCAGCGACCTTTTTCACTTTTTCGGCAGATGGAGAAACTTCATTCCATTTACAAACACTACCTTGCGAAAATCCGCAATCTATTTCGATTTTGCGAATGGAAACATTTCGCTTTTTTGCCAAGGCTTTCACCTTGTCGTAAATCATCATTCGATACCTCCTTTCATATTTTTGCTGAAAATATCACAACATTATTGACATACCTCTGAATATATTCTATAATCAAGCTACCACACAAAATCATAAAAAATAAACTTGGGCATTCTTTATGTCCTTATTTTGTTGCGTTATTTTCAGTACTGATAGTTACATTATAAGCGATATTTTCAGAATGTCAAGTACTATTTTTGCGTTTTTTTCAGAATTGAAAGGAAACAAAAATGACATTACGAGAAAGAGTTAAAATACTTTGTAAAGAACAGAAAACTTCATTAAATGCGTTAGAAACTGAATGTGGTTTCGCAAAGGGATACGCAAGCAAACTGGATAAAAGTACTCCTAATGCTGAAAATTTGCGAAAAATCGCAGATTTCTTTCACGTATCTGTAGATTATCTGATGACAGGGAAAGAGCCGGAACAAGATTTTTCCGATGAATCTGCACATTTGATTGCACAGATAAGAAAAGACACCGAACTGTCTGATGCATTAAAGAAATACTTCGGACTGTCCGATGCCAAAAAGAAACACATTATAGAATTGATTAATCTTTTAAGTGAGTGAGGTACGTTATGTTAGATGCTAAAACCATTTATGAAACTGCTATGAAACAAATTAATGATATTGAGCCAATACCTTTAACATATTCGTATTCAGACACACAGTTCGAGATTCTTTGCAAATATATCAAAGAATTTGAATCAAAACTTGATTCTGAACATGAAGTAGGACTTCTGCTTACCAATTTCGGCCAATCAGTTACTATGCACGTCACTGAAATAGGATACGAGAAGTCCGTACTTATGATTTTTAAAGGATATGTTAACGGAAAGATGTCAACGCTTATTCAGCACATTAGTCAGCTGAACTTTTTACTTATGTCAGTTCCGAAAGAAAATGATCGTCCAAAAAGACCTATTGGATTTTTGTCTCCAACCGCTGAATAGATTCCTGTAATGATTGAATCATATTTGTCTGAACTCCAACCATGTCAATTAATGCGTATATAAGCGATGCCGGTGGAAGACCCGTTTTATTTGATGGGTCTTCCATTTTTGCGATTATTTTCTTTTGCTCTTCTTCGGAATATAATAAATCTTTGTTCATATGTCCTACCTCCGTAAATCGTTGTAAATATCAGCTACGATAATATAAATATAACGCAAAATCTTTTGACTTTCAATTTCATCTATCATTTTTATAATCTCTTTCTTATAATCCATAAATAACCCTCCCAATCGAAACTTTACTACAGTATATGTCTGGACAGTGGGAAATATGCATTTGAACATTTATTTTTATCATATTTTCCGTAAGTCCAATGTAACAGGACACATGGATTAATATTCGCCCTTGCAAACTGCCAGAGATAGACTGGAATATTTGTGATTTCAAATATAACCTTTACTTTCGCAAATATAAAGTTCGTTTTTACCGGATTTTCTATGTTTTCTGCAATATCGTTCGTTCTTAGAACCTCTTTTATGCTCTGGCTTAAAGTTGAATGCTTGTACATATCCTCTGCCAAGCGGATGAAGCTTTTACGTAAATAATCTTGATTGCACATCGGCAAGTGAATGATGTAGCTTGCAAAGAAGATTACTCCTACTGCGATCAGCAATCTCTCAATCTTCCTCATAATATATACCTCTTTAGTCTATATTTTATGTACTTAGTTATACCACTTTTTGTGCAAATTAATCGGGCAAAACGATAAAACTGCATTTTGAATGGATAAAAATATGAAAAATATTTCGGTTTTGACTATGATATTGTTGAATCTTGCGGTATAATATATGCAAATTTTACTAAGGAGGAAAAGATATGGCTATAATTAAATGTCCTGAATGTGGAAAAGAAATAAGTGACAAGGCTACCAGTTGTCCAAACTGTGGTTTTCCATTAATCAAAGGGCAGCCCGAAAAAGAAAAACCAAAAGAATATACTGTAGAGATAAACGATTCTATGTATATTCAAGCAACATCAGAAACAATCAAAGTTTTCTATAAGCACAATCAAATTATGGAATCTCCTGTTGATGATTTTGTTTTGAATTATTCAAAAGAAGAGCCAGATGATTTTGGCCGCAACCAACTTAAAATCGCATTTTCTACCCCAAACTACAAGGATTCCTTTAAAATATGTGTAAATGCTAACTCTGAAAAATATGAAATAACTAAAGATTTTTTAGTAAACATAGCAGACAAGTACTTTAAAAAAGATTTTGTTTCCGATTGGTATCTTGTGAATGAATATGCTAAAAACCATGCTGACAAATTCAAATCTGGCGAAACCAATGTAAATATCCAAAAAGTTCAAAACAATGCTAGCAATCAGTCTAGCTCATTCTCGTATCAGCAGTTTCAAGAAGAACAAAAGAAGGATTCTGTGTTTGCATCTACCGGATTTACAGTATTTATGATTTTGATATTCTGGCCTATCGGTTTATTCGTTATGTGGAAATACAATCATTTCAAAAAAGGTACAAGAATTGCATTGTCAATCATTTTCCCCGTATTGGCAGTATTTGTTTTGGGCAGTGGAGGACTTAATTCAGACAGTGCAAGCACTCCTTCTCCGACGGAACAAAATACATACGAGCAAGAAATACAGGATATTGCAAATGAAGTATCAGAAGAAATCAATAATTCTTCTGATATGCCTACTCCTGAGCCAGTTGAAGAATCTGCACCTGATTATGTAACTGTCGGATCTACATTTGAAGTTAACGGGTTGCAAATCACTGTAGATGATGCGGACACTGATTTTCAGGATTACGAAGACGAATACGGGCTTTATACGCCTGCCGATGGAATGAAATATGCAAAGGTATCTTTTACATACAATAATGTTGGAAACACAGACAAGTACGCAAGTATCTATGACTTTAAGTGCTATGCTGATAATCAAACTTGTGAACAAACATATGGTTTGGATAACAGAGGTTTCATAAATACTAATCTTTCCTCTGGAAGAAGTGTTTCTTTTTCTACATATTACAGTATACCAATTGATTCTCAGTCTGTAGAATTGGAGTATACTGCCAACGTCTGGACTGATGAAAAAGTATTAATTAAATTGCAGTAAGCAAAGAGCCGGGGAGTAAAATCCTCGGCTCTTTTTATGGTAAAACCTGCATTCACGATCACGTTCCTCCCCAGAGCAATCTGGCAGGCTGTACCAACGAATTAATATGTCGAATTTTTTCGAAATTTCGCTGAACTATTTACACATTTCCGTTTCAGTGCTACTATATTACCATAATTAATTGATTAGATGAGGATAATCTGATGAAAGTTGAAGCGTAGGCGATAAACGGAAGGTGATTACTATGAAAATTGCTATTTGTGACGATTGTGAACTACAGGTTGAGTATTTTAAGCATCGGATTGAACCGTTTTTGAAGCAAAACGGTGACCGGAATTATACGATAGACGGTTATTTCAGTGGGGAACCCTTGATAGATGATGTTAAGGACGGAAAATGGTTTGATATGATTGTCTTGGATGTAATACTTAAAAACGAAAATGGCGTGGATATTGCCAAAGAACTCCGAGAGTGTGGATATAAGGGCAAAATTGCTTTCTGGACAGCTCACAAGGATTTTGTTTTTGATGCGTTGGATGTTGAATTTACGCATTATATCATCAAGGGAAATGAACACGGAAGAATGTTTTCTATGATTGACAATACCTTGAGTGATATGAAACACAAGATGCTCACAATCAGACACAGAGATTGCATTATAAGGATTCCATTGAACAAAATCGAGTACCTCGAAGCACGGGATAAGCAAGTTTTTGTTCATTGCACGAACGGGATTATGCACAGTATGTATGCAACTTTAAAGTCGGTTGAGCCTTACCTTGATAAACGGTTTTTGCGTTGCCATAAGTCATTTGTTGTAAACATGGATTATGTGCAAAAGCTGGATTCTGATTTTACGATGTTTTCCGGGGATAAAGTGTTGATTCGTAAGAACGGATATGCGGATATTAAAAATCAATATTGGGAATACATTATTAAGTGAAGCAAAAGAGATGGTCTGTCAAGGAAGAAACAGACCATCTCTTTTTTTGAGTCCATGCTTAAACTCTGGGGAGGAGTTGAATTATGGTATATTTATTATATCACACTTGTTACACTTTGCAAATATCTTTTGCAGCCACAAATCCGTAGTACTTGCCTGCAATGCGGACATAGTGCCATGAAACACCGTTTGTTGCTTTCTGAGTGAAATTCATCACGTCAACAAGGTTGCCTCTCACAAGCTTAGGCCATTTCTTAATAGACGGATAGTTGCCACCGGCCCACGTGCGTACAACCGTAGATGCCGCAGATACTTTTCCGACAAAGAGACGCTGCGACTTGTTCTGCTTGTTGGTGATTGTAGTCGGTTTGTTTTCAGCTCCGTCAACTTGCAAATACTTAGTTGCCGCCCATCCAATGCCGATTCCAACAACTTTGACTTTCGTCCACATACCGGATTTCTCACCGTTAATTTCTACGCGATTTCCCTTGTTGATCTGTCCGAGGACATAACCATTCGGTTCCTCGCGGATGTACAGGGCATCAACTGTAGATGTGACCGTGCCGGTTGCTTTCCATGTCTCTGTAGAAGTTTTCTCATCTCCCCATGTAATCCAGATATAGCCGTCGATTACCGGATCACTGCGAAGATAGCGTTTATTTCGGCAGGATCCGCCGTTTGCAATGACTCCTGCTGCACTTGAAGTGTTTCCTTCGTTGGTGTAGATGTACGTATTGCTATAAGAGCGGACAGATCCGATGTGAGAGCCATCACGGAAGATAACAAGTGCTCCATCTTTTGGCGTGCTGTGCCATGTACCATTTTTCTTCGCCCACTGTGTAATGCTCTGACAATTATAGAAACCGCCGCCCATAATCTGCAACGCTTTTGTAATGCCGAGAATTTTGACTAATTTCCAGAACTGGAACTCTGCGCACCATGGCTGTCCCTGACATCCCGGCTGTCCCCAATTATCTACATCACGGGCAAATTTGGTGTAATTGTTATATCCGGCATTTTTCTGGAAATCATCAAGATAAGCGTTTGTGCGTTTTTCCAGATACGGTTTATTGCCGCCATTGTTTGCGTAATAATCACCGAGGTCTGTGAATTTTTGTAATTTTGTTTTTGTCACTGTTACTTCTCCTTTCTGTTCCGTCCGATAATCTGTATAGAACACATCCATATCAACATTTCCACTGATTCCTGAGACTTTTCCCTTACTGGAATACTGCCAGCCTACACCGACATTCGGACGTAATCTTTCCTGCACAGAACCATTGTCGCTTGCCGGATAACGAGCAATCCAACAATCATACTGCTTCAAAGCATCTGACAGAACGTTATTATACCAGTCCAGATTACAGTAGATACCGGCCTTATAACCAGCTTTCTTGATTCTGGTCAGAAATGCTACTGCAATATTCTCGATAGCTTGCTTGCCAAGGCTTCTCTGTTGACTCCATTCAAGGTCATAGAACACTGGAAAGTCCAGTCCACGTCCACCAAGAACGGAAATTAAGTTCTCAGCTTCGTCAATTGCCTGTGCCGGTGTTAAAGCATAACTGTATTTATATCCACCAATAAGAATTCCATTGGATTTACAGCCCTTGTAGTTGTGTTCGAATGATGCATCTGTGCCGGATTTCTGATGAATTCTCAAAATTGCAAACTTAACTCCAGAATTCGATACTTTTGGCCAATCTGGTTTTCCTTGCCACGATGATACGTCAATTCCTTTTAATTCCATATTCTTGTCCTTTCTCGGCATTGCGCCGGCGCAAATTTGTGCAAAAATAAGAGCCTTATGGTGCTGCTCGGATTCTTGGCATATTAACTGTAGGTTCTGTTCCCAGTATCTTTTCAGTGTAAACTCTGCTTTGCCCTCGATTCTTTTGGTAGCAATATACCTGCGTAACATTCCTACAGCACTATTGTCTACCACCGATAGTTCTGTTGTTCGTTCCTGGACTTCATAACGATTCAGTTCGATCGTAAGCGCATCTTGCACTATATCCAGTGTCTCCTGATCCACTTTGCTCTTTAATACTTGCATTACTGATTGTATGATCATTTGCCTTGACTCCATTATCAGCACCTCCCGTACCTTAATTATAAAGCATAGGTACAGATGCTAAACACGAAGATAAATAATAAAAATGTTACATTAAAAACATATAATGGTGGCGGATATTTGCAAACTGGACAAACATATTGTATATATAACGATAGCTTTTTATATCTCCATATTGGATTTAATTCACTTACTGCTTCTGGTATACAAAATGGGACAGTTCTTCTGACCTTACCAGTAAAAGTATCAACAAATAATCAAAATATTGGTGTTATTGGTTCGGGAGATAACAAAGCTCTTATTTGCGCAGTAGGCGTTTCATCAAATGGCTATAATATTGTTTGTAATGGGTTTGTATCAGCAGGTAATTATATAGCAGATTTAATGTTTATACGAGCATAAATTATATTATGATTTAAAAGTTATATATTTAGCTTGTGTCCACATACTGAGTATTCGAACAGATTTACCAGTTGCAATGTTACCCGTAAAATGCACTATATGAGTAGAATTTTGCTTACTTACAGCAACTATACTAACTGGACAAGCGTTCCAATCCGCATTAGTAGCTCCTATTAAGTAATAATCATTGTTAGTATCTGGTGGATTAATATAGATATGTCCTGCTCCAGTACCTTTATAAACTTGATTTACAAAAGTTATCTTCGTGTTTAATGTATTAATGCCTAGCTTGTCTTTCAGGTATGTAAATAATTGTGAGAACGATATTTTTTTTAATACATTCCCTTCTCCAACTATCAATGTGTCACTTTCTGCCGGCGTTGCTTTCGAAGCCAGTGCCGACATTAATATTGTTTTTAATGATTCTGCCATATAATCACCTCTATTCTTTCACTCTCAGCATCGAACCATCAGAAGTGGCAAGTGCTGATCCATCACTTGTGCCTAATACATACTGGACATTCCGAACATCAACAGCAATCGCATATTTCGCCCCTGTCTGAACTGATGTAGGGCTTATGCTTGCACCGGCTATATAAATGTTTGCATCTGCCATGCATATCACCCTTTCACTTTGATTTTATAATTATCTACCCACGTTTCATCTGCAATTTTATATGTGAATCTCAGACAATAGATTCCTGTTTTTTGTGGCTCAATTAACGCATCTAGCGTATGCTCGTTGATATTGCAATTTCCTTGATCTTCTACAGTCTCTGTTTCAGCATCTGTATCAACGAAAATCAATTCGTAATCCGCTGAAATGATGGAAAAAGGGATGTCTACACCGCATACCGGCTCTACTTTACTTTTAAATCGGATTTTTTCTCCCAAATCCATTATTGTATTGCTATCTACGTATCTAATTGCCATGTCCTCTCTCCTTTCAGCATGTTTTATGTCCGCTGAAACATTGCTTTACAAGCTCTGCCGTCAGCTGGCTCAGATTCAGCAATGAGCTGTACTCGATGTTCTCTGATTCTGCCGTATATCCTCTCGGAACGAGCTTTCCAGCAATCTCGTGCCCTGATATCAGAAACAGTACAGTGGCGGTATAAGCTGTCAAGCCACCACTACTTTCTGCATAGATTTCTATGACATACTGTCCATCTCTATTGGCAGGGACTATTGCGTCCCAGATTTCGAGATCCGATCCCTCTCGTCTCTGGAACTCAATAGCGAACTCATTACACGAGCCGTAAACCCTCGTAATCATCATTCATCAGTTACTGTGACAGAGATCACATAAGTTTTGCCTGCATCGACCGGATTAGGCGTTACGCTTGCGGCTGTAATCTTTGGTGGGTTCGGATCATACTTGACAGTTCTAGTAATGGTTGTTGTCTTACCGGCACTGTCTTTTGCAACGATAGTAATTGTATTTGAGCCTGCGGACAATGTGACCGTAGTGCTGAATGCTCCGTTGCTACCAACAGTGACAGCTTTACCATTAACTGTAACGGTTACAGGAGAAGATGTTGCATCGTTGGTTGTACCAGATACAGTGATTGTATTTTTATTTGTAACATATCCATCTGACGGAGAGCTGATGCTCAGAGTTGGTGGTACGGTATCAATCTTAAATGTTACGGATTTCTGCGTAGCTGCGTTGCCATCGTAATCGGATGCATCAAACCTAATGGTATGAGAACCATCGGTAAGAGCTGTTTCCGGTATGTACGAACAATTGTAACCACCGGTTACGGCGGTCTTTGTAATGCCGTCAGTAATCTTGCTTCCGGAATCGATTGTGATACCGATAGTAGACGGATTAACACCAGAATCATCATCTGTAACAGTCCATGTGATAGTTGGCTTGTTGTTGACAAGTGTTGCAGATGCTGTTGGATTTGTGACTGTAATTACCGGAGCGACCTTTTCTTTAACGGTTAATCGCAGGGAACTACCGATTGCGGAATCTGTTGCATCTTTGGTGGTCACGTTTCCAGCATCGTCCGTTGCCTTGATTGTTATTCCGTAATAATGTCCGCTCTGGCTGTAACTGGACTTATTTGGAGCTGTTACTGTAGCTTCATATTTGCCCGTATTACTGTTAAAAGTAAGGGTGTAAGTCTGTCCATTTACAATAGCTTGTACTTGCTTTACTGACATTTATGTACCTCCATTTCATAATTCATTCTATATAGTAATGTGCAATGTAAAAGAGATTTATTTTTGGAAACTCTATGAATCGTTATTGTGCGTGAAGACGAATTAATATTTGAGATTCTAAAGGAGTTACTATTTTATATTTCATAAATCTTTAAGCCAACTTGAATATAACGATTGTACATCCACCAGATAAGTCAATCTTATATTGAAATGAAATGTTGCTATCAGTATATTTCATTTCAATGGTGTTGTCGTAATCCACACCTTTAACAAGCGTTTCGATAAAAGAACCGTCCTGTGTCTGAATATTAACTATAGATAATGAACTTATCTTGTATCCTCCACTACGATACGTTGAAACTAGATAAAGTCCCGAAACAAGAGGAACAGTAACTAGTCTATTGGTGATCATACCTTTATAAAAGGGTTTTAACCGGTTACTATTTAATTGGTTAAGCACGGCCGGTAACGTCATCGTTCCCTGATCCAGTCCGAAGGTCTTTGATGTCAATTTATTGAGTACCGCATCAGCAAGCTTATCATAATCAATCAGCTTGTTTGCCGCATCCTCCGCACTGTAAAGCATAAATTTATCTGCATCTTTTGGTGTTGTTTTTACGGGATATTCATTAAATTTTGCCATATTAATTCTCCTTTTCTATATTGAACTTTTCATAGAGCTGATTAATTAGTTTCTCCTGTCGGTCAAGCTGTTCTTTCTGGCTTTTTATCATTGCAAACATAGCAGGTATCATGATACGTTCGTTCCAGTCCTCAACAAGTCCGTTTTGATGCCGAGTAGCTTCCGGAAAGAATACTTCTACATTCTCAGCAATAAACATTGGGATATATCTTCCTTCATTCTCGTCCCCTTTAACTAGATATCCCTTTTTGTATTTCGCCCACGTTGGTTCGATATTGTACCATTCTTCAATTTCTTGCTCTGAAATATTGTTTCCAATATCTTTATAGCGTTTCGAGGATGAAGATTTCAGCATCAGCTGTTTGTATCCTGTACGTCCATCCCAACAAATAGTATTTGATGATGTCGTATACTCCATGTTTTCTATCTTTGGCGATTTTGCAAAAGATGCAGAATTAGTAACAGTTAAATCTCCAAATGTACCGGTATCAGCCGATACCTCTGTGGCATATACGTTTAGACTGTTATCATTCCAACTGATTCCCCAATTTTCACTATTTTCAATTTCAATATCTACTTCATCGTCAAAGAACTTCTTGATATCAACAGGGAATATTCCATCGCTTGAAAACTGTACACCTGTATATTTCATGTATTTTGAATTTTCTTCGTAGCTTGTAAATACAGTATATCCAGAGCGATCAATTAATCCTTTAACAGCATTGCTGGCATCTTTAATTTTCAGATAACCGTTCCCATTCTTTTTGCCGCCCAAGGTAACTGTTCCACCAAGAAGAGCATCAAGGCTGACGTAGAGACGCCCATTGCTATAATATAATCCCTTCCAAGCCCCGTCATTAGTCAGAATGCTAACTATTTGCTCCTGCGTCAAATTGTCTATATCAATAACGACCGCCACGCTCTGCATATCCATCAATGTCGTAGTACCACCGGATGCATATAATTTACATCTAACATTTGTCACATCTCTTGGAATACCGACAGTTGAACCAGTAGAACTTGCTACTGTCTGACCAGATCCATTTGTCAAAATAGAATACAAATAGTGTGTCACGGTATCCTCATCGGTTGAACTAGTATAAATGGTATTCCAAGTGTTTCCGTCAGCAGTCTCTTCAACAACGAATCTGCCTTTATAAGGCACTCTAGTAGCTGATTTTCCGTCACGATAATACGCTTTAAATGTTATAAAGTTTGGACTAATTGTCTTGTCAGAGCCACGTTTCAAGACGTTACATGATGGCTCAACCATGTATGTTCTACCAGGTTCACCATCTTTTCCATCTTCTCCCTTTTTCTGCTTAGAAATCGTGAATCTTTTTGTTACTGCCAGATTACTGAGATATGTTGCTCTGATGTCTATCCATCCATTGTCTGCCGATAGCCCAGTAACATTGTAGATATGTGTTGCATCACTCCAAGAGCCTGTGATACTGTCGGATTTTGTGATTGTATAACTACAATCGTCTGTAATATCCGATGAGCCATACATTACAGTAGCTTTGGTAGATATCTGTGGAAATACTGCGATATTGCCATCTGCATCAGCCGTAATCGTCTGCATTTCGTTTGATAGCTGCAAAGTCATGTTTTTGGCAAGAGCTGCTGCTTCAAGGGCTTTGTTTGCTGTGGTATCATCGGTATATTTATTCAGTTTCTTCCAGTCAGATGACGCATACACACTTCCTTTTGCTCTTGCTACAACACAAGTGAGGATATCTCCGCCGTCTTGAGACCATAAATCTCCGATATCATACGGCGGCGAAGGCTGTATAACAAACGTCCTTCTCTTGCCGTCTGCGGTATCTTGCGCTTTCTCAGCTTGTGCAAGTGCTTTGGAAATGTCGTTGTCTTGAATCATCTGCCATTTCCATGTTGCACCGTCCTGCATAAACCGATACGCGTAGCCAGTGCTCTTCCAGTAAAAAAGATCACCTTCGTGCTTTTTACGTTCTTCTGTGCTTGTCCACTCAGAAGCCGGTTTGTTCTGCAAAGACGGTTCGTAATCATAAAAGAAGGACTCAATCTGTCCATCTATCTGTGCTTGTAAGCCGGAAAGCGAATAGGTTACAGTATTTGCATAATCCGCAAGTTTACCATCCGAATATGCTTTGCTCTCTGCCAAGCTATCAGATATAGCTTTTGTAGCCGTCTTTCCACCAATCTGTACATGATCTCCGCTGATGATTACTTTTTTGGTATCCATATCAACTTGGAAGATGATATTTCCACTCTTATCCTTTACGGTAATCGCACCTGTGTTAATCCAGTCAGCATTTAATCCTACGGCTGTGAGGATTCTTACAATCGTATCGCCATCAACAGTCATACCGCCATTCCACGTTTGACCACCATCTGTAGAAACTCCCCATGCCTCAGAAGTCATTTTCCATACCGCTTTGGATTCAGCAAGTGTAGGTTTGTCATGCAGATAGAAAATCTGGCTTCCATCCTCCTGTGTCTCAACGGTGGTATATACACCGGTCGCAGAATCTATTCGCTTTCCGAATTCTTCAAGTGCTTTTTCTCTCTCGGTTTTTTCCTGCTTAACCATATTTCTTGCAGTAACAAATGCCTGCGTCGCCTGGGAATATCGGGTGCTGCTATTTTTAGCAGCACTTTTGGCATTACAAGCTATCTTCTGACCAGATCCCGGTTTCAATGTAGTTGTGGTAAGTAGCGATGTGTATATTTTTCCATTTCTATCCACAATAATCAGTGAATCTCCGGCTTCCATAGCCACATCTGTAGGACACTCGGATTCAAATGGTCTAAATCTCATGCCAACGCATTTCTCGGCAATCATTGAAGCGATTGTCTGGCCATCGCCAACACGAATTAATTTATTACCAGAAATTCCAAGTACATATCCCTCTGTACCAACCATGTAAGTTTGCGGATTATCAGAAGAGGATTCGCTGTATTCAGTTACTTTCACGCCTGTGATTACTACATCTGTATGATGCGGAGTAAAACCATAGGTGGTTTCTATTTCAGAAATGTTACCTTTTTCGTCAGTTGCAAAAAGCCTCAGAATCCCATCATTTTCAAGAAGCGTACCATTGTCAGCCGACAACGCACCATCTGAGTTCGAGAAGTTAAGATTAACGTTGCTTCCGTCCTGTGTTTTTAATACTCCAAGTTCATCAACTGTAAGTTCTTCTTCATTGACAAAACCGTACCAATTGACGCACAATCTGCCATATTCATCGCATCTCATCCACTGACAGCCAATCTGCGCAACCCACTGTAGAACCTGGCGAAATGTTAAAGCTTCGTCATTTGGACGATTCTGCACAATGTAATCATCTCTATAGAAGTTTAAAGTTTGCAGAGTAACCCCACATACCTCGCAGGCATCTCGTACAATCTGCCCTCTTGTTGCCGGATATTTCAATTTGCTGTCGGAATAATTGCGGTCAAACTTCCGCATATTATCTTCGCACGTAAGGTCTATGGTCACCGTTTCGTCTTCCGGCTGTTCAATAACTGTCACTGTGCAAATACGTGTTTTTTCAATAACCGCATTTTTATGAACTATGATTGTATCACCGGTTGAATCCAGTATTTGTTCTCCAGCTGAATCTAACAGTTCACTTGTATCCTCATTTTCAATCTGTAATCCAACATAACATATGACTTCTGCTCCCTCAAAATCGTAATCGGAGTACTCACCGTCAAAATTATTAATGCTAAGATTCAATACATTGATGATTGCAGAACCGATGTCAAAGCTACTATCATTAGATACGGAATCTTCGAATTCCATTCCGTTTTGCCACAGATTGGCACTGGTCAGATTGAGTACAGTTCCGTCTGTAAGTGTGATATCTGCATACTTGAGGTACTGCACGTCCATTCCGTTCTTGACTTTTTCTTTCCATCTGTTAGATAATTTTCTCATGCATTACCTCTCAATCACATCAAAACTGATAGATTCTGTTCTCTGGTTTCCATGCCACCACCATTTAACAGGCGCACTCCTGTCACCAACATAAAATGTTCTGGTTTCGTATTTTCCAGACATCATATCTGGATATGTAATTTGGATGTACTCGGGATTGAACGCTTGAAGGATTTTAGCTGTAGTAGCCCAATCTTTACCTTTCCACTGCAAAGCTAATTTCCTTTTTTGCGCTACCCTGTTTTTATGCATGACAGAGTCATCAGATCTTCCTGATTTTGCCGCTGATACGTCCTGTAATCCCCATGTGTAGGAAGACGGGCAAGGCATCGAGACACCGTTTACTTTTAAAAATATTTCTGCCATATAACACCTCATAAAAGAAAAAGCACCTCCCCGAAAGAAGATGCTTAATTACACGAAAATAGCGCCTATCGCTCTGATAGACGCTTTATGATTCTTTATTCTATCACATATACAAGGTGAGATTCAGTAAGAAAAAGTTATATTTTGCTTTGCATTAAACGGATTTGTTCTTTACAAAATGATTCATAATCCGTGTTTCCCATAAGAATTGCCCTATTTGTCAATTCTTCCATTGATTGTAAGAATACCGGCGTATCCTTTTTCTTTACTTTACACATGACAACAACATATTTATTTTCTTTGTGGAAGTAATCTCCGCAAAATTTGACTCTAATTTCATTTTGAGCAAAAATCCTATCGGCAAGGAATCCAGTTGTGTCTATATAAACAAAATTATTATATCTGGAAAATCGGTTTGATTTTAATTGTAAATAGTTATTACTCATAATATGTTCACTTTCTAATCAATTACTGTAATATTTTTGCCTAGAATCAATTCTGGCATATTATCTGTGGAAATTATCGCCAGATGATTTTGAAACGTTTTCGACCTCATTTATGACAGCAAGAATAAGTTTTTCCACAAACTGTTCTTCTGGTGATCCTGTATACTTTCCTCTGAGTTCATCGGTTTCAGATATAAATTGTTCCCACAGTTTTGCATCGTCAAGTGGAATCTTCCAGTATTTCTTGTGAAGTCCCCACACTTCCTGCCATATGGCAAAGTATTTTTGTTTGAAATCCATTATTCCTCCCATTTCCGTTTTACACGATTGTACAAAATGTTCTGTGTCTTCTCCGTGAAGAACAGCCAGATATGATAATCGCAGTCCATATTGTTGTTCTTTCCAATGTTGGAACTGAAATATTCGTCCATCATGTCCAGATAATATTGCGGCTCCTCGTCCTCTTCGACTATTCCGTCTTTCACCATATCCAAGTCAGCATTTCGAATCATACTCAGAAACTGGTCAAGATCATTGGCATAAACCATCGGGTGTCGTTCTCCCCGATACTGTTTGAATTTTTCAAAGAAGTTGCTGACTAATGCCATAGTCAGGCAGATGTCGTGGTCTTCCAAAATATCTTCTTTGTCCCCGTACAGAGAATTAAATCCATTGTACAGGATTGTCGGTAGTTCTTCGTCTTTGTAATCGACAGAGCGATTATTTTTCACATGTGCGTACCGTTCCTGCTTCTGCTCTTTCGTTCTAGGTGGTATATTATTAATATTTATATTTATATTATTATTAGGAGCAGAAGTATTTACTCCTTTACCAGACGATGGTAAAGTCTTTTTTTCTGTACTTGATAAAGTACAGTCTTTATTTGTATCAGTAATTGATTTATCAGTAGTTGATATATCAGTTCTTTTATTATGGGGGTGATGTTCTACCTCTGGAGTTTCTAGGGGTAGGTTTTCTATACCTTGAAAAAAAGACTCTTGATTATTGTTGTTATCAGATACATCCTGCGGAGTTTCGTAAATATTATAAATGTACTCAAACTTAGATCGTCCCTCTTCTTTGCAAGGTTTTTTCTTATCCACAACAAGGTATCCTGTTGTTTTTAATTCCTTTATAGTTGACTTTACTGCTGTTTCGTTTTCTTTCAAGATTGCACATAACCCCGGAATAGAATAATTCCAAGAATCCGGCAAAGAAAACATCACTGACAAAAGTCCTTTTGCTTTAAGACTTAAATTCTTGTCTCTTAAATGATGATTACTCATCATTGTATAATTCTTTGTTTTGTGTACTCTAAATACTGCCATAAAATGACCTCCATTCATTTTCAATCCTCCAAATTTATAAAAACAGTAGGCGTATCTCTTGGAGGTGAGATTTTCGGGAGCTACCCTAGCCTACTGAATTTAACTAAATATTAAATACCATACACTTCTTTGTTGTATTTTGCTCTATCCATATCGGATTTTATTCTTACCCATTTATCAATTTCTGCCATTGTTTCACACAAATTTTTCATCATGTTTATTCCGAACATAGGGATGCTCCCACATTCTGAGACGATTTTAAAATCAAGGCTTGCAATCCCTTTATTGTTTTTATCAGAATTAAATCCAGTTAATAAAAAGTGATATCGACTATGTAACTTCGAAGGTAATAGAATTAAATTATTAATATCATTGTTGCTTCTGTCAAAGTCAATATGGTGGATTACATAGTTACTGTCGAAATCAATCCCATAATAGTCTTTGTAATATTTACGGTAATTAAAAGATTTTGCCATAGAAAAATACCTGCCTTCCGTATATAAGATGCCTTGAAGTGTATGTAAATCAACAGGCAGGCGGCAAGGCATTTCCACTTGTCCCCCGTCGGGTTAGCCTGTTGGTTTTACCAAACAAAAAAAAAGAGCACACAAAAGAATCGTGAGGTTTTCCCTCGTTTCATCTTTAGTGTGCTCTATTCAACAAATGTAATAATTATTTCTTGTTTAGTATATCAAATTCTACCGCAAAAATCAATATGCTGGGGACGGATTCATACGATAATCTGTGTTGTTCTGAGCCTTTGTGACAATTCGCGCCAGTTCACGTTCGTTCACCTTGATACTGTTCATGATGTACTCTGGTGAAGAACCACCAAAGCCACCATTGTTCATCAAAGCAGTAACTACGCCACGCTCGACAGCTTCCATGATCTCATCTTTCGTAAGTCCCATGTTTCCGTCATAGCCGGACATGATGCTGTCGGCAATGGATTTCATGGCTTTTCGATTTTCCAAAGGAAGAACAGCTTCCTGTCCCGCTTCGCCAACGCCAATGACAGATGCATTTTTGAACAAACCACCTTTTGCATACCAGTTCGGACTATAGACAGGGGTTGAACTGGTACCGCCATTCCCAAGGCTATGTGTTTTCCACTGAGAAATATAATACGAAAGCGTAGGCATTCTCACGGATTTCATTCCATTTCTTAATGATTGAGCCGCATTATGGCCAATGCTGTACATATCACTGAATGCGCTGCGAATAGTTCTCATAAAGCTATTTAAAGAGCTATCCATACTCTTTGACATACTTCCAGAAACATAAGAAGAGATATCTCTTCCGATATTCTCCCATTTCTTATAAGCAATGTTGTACTGACTTTGGAAATGGCTTGTTACAGATTTGTCCATATTTCCAAGCTCTGTACTTACGGCATTTTTCATTTCCCTGGCTTTCAATGTAGCTTCTCTGGAAGAATTGCCCCATGAGCTAGTAGTTGTGCTTTCCATGCCTTTCATGTAAGTATCGGCTTGTTTCTGGATTTCCGAGAAATCATCTGTGGCACTCTTGGCCATTGTGTTTGTAGCTGACTGAGTATCTTTTGATGCCTTACCAACAGAAGAGGAAATTGTCTGCTGTGCACCAACAATATTTTTGTCCGCTGCTGACTTTGTAGCTATTGTTGCGTTTGGGAAGTCTTTCGATAATTTACTGTTCAATTCATCGAGCGGAACACCCGCGTTTTTCAATGAAGTATAAACTGCATTTAGTGCATCAGTTGTATTGCTGTATGGGACTTCACTAATCATATTCCATGCAGTCGTATAATTCCCCCCAAATTCAGCGGAAGAAAGGCTCAATGCGTACAGAGTATCTTTCAAATTATCAACGCTGATCTTTGACGTATCAAACTTGCTTGCAGCTTCAGACACGCCTTCTCCAAGAGCAGAAATTTGATCGGTCATGCCTTCAACAAATTCAGCCGATACACCTGCCTGTGCGCCATACTGCTCAAGAGCTGTTCTAGCCTGATCGGATGAAACACCATACTCTTTCAGTTTTTCAACCATATCAGCATACATTTCGTCATGAGTTTTTCCAAGTTCTTCGTCCTTTTCAATCAGCTGCCATAATGCTTCTGACTGCTCATTAGTAAGATTCGCTACATTAGTAAGCTGTGTTGCGTAATCATGGAGATAACCACCATACTGTGTAGTCATTCCATTACCACCTTGCATGGTCTCAAAAAGTCCTGCTAATTTCTTGGTAAGTAATACTGCACCATCTACTGCAAGAGCAATTCCACCACCAGTTGCAACAAGTGAGCCTAACGATGTCCCAAGAGCCGGAATAGTTGTTGAGACTGCTTCTGTGATTGCGGGACTCAGCATACCTCGTACAGCTTTAGAAAGATTTCCAAATACAGTATCACCTGTAAAAAACTTAGTAATTGTATCAACTAATGGCATGAGCTTATTACCAATAGCAAAAACAGCCATTGCCTGAACAAATGTGCCGGCAGATGTTGTTCCAAGTCCTTCCCAGATTCCACCAAGAACGTCTCCGATAACCGTAAGTAACTGTGCAAGATGTTTTCCCCAGTCAATTTCACTGAGGAATACGCCTACATTGTGTCCAAACGCTTCCCAATCGACACCCCTTGCAATCTCAATAAGAGATGTGAGCAATTTGTTAATAAATTCTTCTAACTTCTGTCCATTCTCTTTCCAGTTGAATTCTTGCATGAATGTGGTGATTCCATTTGTAATGTTATCAACAAGATTTTCCCAATTAAAGCTTGCTGTAAATGAAGCCAATGTATCAAAAGCACCATTCAATCCAGTTGCAAGTGTATGAGCAATTTCACCGAAATTAATCTTTTCAAAGATTCCGTTCAAGCCTTCTGCGACAGCTGTTCCAATTTCTCCGTACTGGAGATTTTCTACGAAGCCTGAGAAAATATCCCATCCACGCATAAAGGAATTTCCAAGCAGATTGCCGAAGTTTTCCCAATTCACTTCACGGACAAGACCAGTGATACCATTGGCAAATTTAGCACCAAGGTTCTTCCAGTCGATTCCTTCCAGAAGTTGGTTTGCAGTATTTACAATGGTATTCATACCAGCTCCAACGGTACGTCCCATCAAATCCCAGTTGATATTATCAACAAGGCTGTTGAAAGTCTGGGTGAACGCACTGGTGAATTTAGTGATGTAAGGGCCTACGTTATTCCAGTTAATGAAATCATAAAGCTTTTGCATTCCCCAGTTAATGCCATCAGCCATGATTTTTCCAAGACCTTTCCAGTCTTTTCTCTTAAAGGCATTTACAATGGCATCTGCCATTTCATTTGCCCTGTTGGACATTTTCTTGAATGCTTCGTCCCATGCTTTTTGATATGCAGACAAAGCATCGTCCAAAGCTGCATCAAGTGCTCCGATATGCCCCAAACCGCCTTTTCCAGAGCCAGAAGATGGATTACTTGTACTACCAGAATCAGAATTGTCATTAAGCTGATTCAGTTCATCAAATGAAAGAACTGACAATGTTTTTTTGAGTTTTTTGGCATTCTTATTTGCAGTATCAATAGAATCACTGGCATTATCCATATCATCCGCAATGTTACTTGTATCTACAGAAATACCGCCAGTAGATGATACAAAGTTAGACAGTTTGATTCCAAGAAGTTTTGCAATATAAGCGAACATTCTTTGTATTGCGATTACTATTGCATTGATATATGGAAGTACTGTTTGCAGTATAGGAATGAATAAGGAACCTATTGTTCTACCAAGGGATGCAAAGTTAGATTGAAGCATACGAATCTGATTTGCCGGTTGATTTCGATTTGTTATCGTAAGGCTTTTTATCCTCACTTCTGCATTATTACAATGCATGTCCAGCGTACCTTTTTACCACAGGCTCTGCACCTGTACCGTCCGATAGTGATGCCTCTTGGGAAGATTATATTCTGTAGTATCTCAACTACAGTTTCACTTCCTACGCGTTGCGGTTGACTATACTTTTAATCATAGCCTTCACTCTCTGATTACCGTTGCAAACGGCTTTCCAGCTTATTTCATCACTAATAACTCATATCCTACTTGACGGTTTCGATATGAGCGACTTGCCAGTAGCTACGCATTTATCACGCTACTGACCTATTTATCGTTTCTGACAAATCAGCCCATGCATACTTAGAGTTGTTCAGCAAGATAATCGTTCTCAGAATCGTTTTATCTGCCTGAGACAAATTCGATATGCTGGTATTAATTCCAAGATTATACAGTTCCTGTTGCATGTTGGCATTACGGATATTAATGCCGTACTTATCCATAGCGCGGCTCATACCAGTCAAGCCAGATGCCATGTCCTGCCATACATCCTCGAAGTCCATGTTTCGTACAGAAGCAAGGTCAGCACCAATCATAGTGAGTGCATCAGACAATTTTAAGGCAGTCTCTGATGTATCGCCCATAGATGATGCCATCTGTGCAAATGTTGCCTGATACTGCATTGTTTTTTCTGGGTCAAGTCCAAGACTAGCGGTATTGGTTCTAGCCAGTTCACCAGTATCTGAAATTTCGAATCCTGTCAGTTTCTGTGAAAGCTGTTTTGCCCTTTCCTGGAATGAATTTGCATATGCTTCAGCGGATTTTATGCCACTTTTTTTCCATTCGTCAGTGTTGATTCCTTCTGCCACCTGATTGAACGCAGAGTTGAAATAGTTCAGAGTCTCTACATAGTTCATTGCGGATTCTACTGGCGATGCCAGAACATATAATGCTCTTTTTGCGAGAAAACCTTTGGCGTAAAGAGCACTCAACTTATTCGTTACCGAACTCAGAGGATTTGACAATCTTCTTATTTTTTCACTAGCTTCAGAAGATGCATTTCCAATACCTGCGATTGCAGATACAGCTTTCCCGCCTAAAGAAATAGCTTTTGAAGCAAATTTTTGAAAAGCATTTGTCAGCCCATTGATTACAGTACTTGCTTTTGAACCTAACGAAGAAAGCGTGTTAAATGAATTCGAAACGCTATTCGTGGCACGCCCTACTTTACTTCCAGACGATGCTAATACTGCAAGAGCTTCTGTCATTCTTATTGTGCTCGAACTGATATCTGGCGCGCTTTTCATTACGTCAAAAAACTTCAAAACCTCTTGTGCGAGAGTTGATAATTGACTTGCAGTCTTTCCGGTTTTATCTCCTGCACTAGATAATTTTCCAAGAGAAGTAATAAAAGCATTGGTGGATGCTGATACTTCGCTCATAGATCCTAATTTAGTAGCCGCATTATTTAAACCTGTCGCAAGATTCGGAAGTTCCTTTGATACATTGCCGATATACTGTCCTGTACCGGAAAGCTTAGCTATAGCGGTTGTGAACCGGCTAACGCTCGGAGAAACATCTGGAATAGCATCAAGTTTCTGCATCTCAGTAAGAATTTTGCCTAATTTCCCTGTATCAAACTGACTGAAATCAGATTTTCCAAGACGATTGATAGCGTTTATAGCCGCATTCAATCCATTTGCTTTGAAATTCACGCTGCCTAAACTTTTTAAAGAATTGGAAAAATTATTTAACCGGCTTATGTCAAGATTTCCAAAAGCAGTGTTTAATGTATCTAATTTTTTTACAAGGTTATTAATAGACCGCACCGCCTGAGTTGTGCTACTCTCTATTTGTATATTGAGGGTATCTATGGTATTATCGGCCATTAAAGCACCTCCTTTTAATCAAAAAAATAAAGGGCAGACAAGACTTTTAATCCTGCCTGCCCTCGTCATTATTACCATGATTCAGCTCAAAATTTGCTTGCATGAGTTGCAATGTCATGAGCAACCTGTCACGTTGCCGTTTCTTTTCTGTTTCAGAAAGATTCTCTTCATCCTCTTGCTTTTGCTTTTCGGCTGTTTGTGAAAATGGTTCTTTAAGGTATTCAGCCTTTGACTTTTTACCAATAAGCACATTTGCAACCGCAGTCTGAACTGCACACATCGTGTACATGTTGAACTGCCATGCTTGCGAATCAGCCATTTTTTGTTTTAATTTGTAGGCTTCCATATATGGTTCTAAATCATATGGTGTAGAATCCATAAACTTTTCTTCTGAAACACCGATTGATAAATACAATGGAAGTAACTTTTTATGAACTACTTCTGGAAAAGTTAGCTCTTCTTCTTGTGATCCTGCGGAGTCTTCGGAAGTTTCTTTTCTTCCTCCGATTTCTCCTCCATTGCTTTTACCATTCCGGATAAAAAACCGTTCTTTTCAAGCTCCTGACTTGCTTTTTCAAATAAAGTAAATCCATTATTAGGATTTTCCTCTGTGGATTCATCTTCGTAGTCGTCCAGAAGATCGCACACTTTATCGTATGCAATTTTCTTTTCTTCTTCGGTTTCATATCCGAATTCATCCTTGTGCTTTTTTTGCAATCCTACTAGAATCAGTTCTGGAAGCATTTTAATCATATCTTTCGGATTGTTGATTGCTCCCATAGAAGACACTTGTGTAAGAATGTCTGACTGAGTAAGTACGCCATATCCGAATTTTACTTTGTATGTTTTGCCATTCGCTGAAAAACTAAACATGAATTATCCTCCCTGCTTTACATCTTATTCAGTAGCCGCTGTCGGCTCAATTTTGGTATCCAGTCCCTTATATGTATTGATGATAAGAGAAATAGACATGGTTGCTGCTTCGTTCTGTGCAATTTCTGGCATTGGAATTTCGCGACCGCATTCTGCAATAACAAAGAACGCGTCTGACATATCCGGGAATGATACCTGGAACCAAGTTGCCAGTCCTGTAGTTTTTGCAGCCTTAGAATCTTCGTACAGTTTTTTAATCTGTTTAACAGATTTATCTGGATCCATGATAAATTCAATCTCCCAAGTACCACCTGTATCCTGTCTACCAGCTGCATACTGTGTCAGATAATCTTCCAGTGCAGAAACATCAATCTGTTCTGTGTCAAGAGAAATACCGCCGATGGAAGAGGCTTCTTCCAGCTGTGTGAATTTGGTAGGTTTTGTGCCTTTCACGGTTTCAACAGCATATGAAAATTTCACACCAAGTGTAGTTAATCGTGCCATTTTGGCTCCTTTCTGCCTTTCGGCTATAATTTGTTGCAATAAAAAAGAGCCTTAACGGCTCTGGTTCTAGTACGTAACCCTGTACCGGGAGATAAAAGGATCACCTCCTTCTAGTCTTCTTTGCTTGCCTGCTTTACAATCTGATTTACATAATTACTAAGTCCTGCAACGAGGATTCCCTGTGTGATTGCGGTAAAAATTGCCATTGCGATTTCCTGTGCGCCAGATATAGCGCATGTAGCAATAACATAAATTCCACAAATCAGAATGCCTAAAGCACCAAGGATTGCCGGGATATATTTGTCCGGTATGACTTCGGATTTTTTGATTCCCATTCCGATAAAGTACAGTACAACCGCGACAATAAGAAGTTCCGGTTTCACGTAATTCATAATCTGTTCCATGTTTTTCTCACTCCTTTCCTAGAGTAATGTGCCAGTATATATCCGGCTATATCTGCTAACAACACGTTTTATGCTGTTATCAGCATTATTTTGTCTTACGGGCCCGTATATCCTACGGAACCCCATGCCAACCATAGCCTTGTGACTGGCATCGTCAATTTCATATACTTTTGAAGAAGCTTTTGAACCAGTCGCATAGGATTCTGATTGGAAAGATGGTGTTGTCGCACACTCGTCCCCCTCAAGATTGCCACGTGATGTTGGATTTCCAAGCAAGAACAAACGTGCGTAAACCCTTTTGTTTGAAGCTACCGTCTGACTTTCGTCATTAGAAAAGTTTCCTTTTCCTACAACGGGTTCAATAGTTGCTTTCCATCGTTCAAATACATCCGAAACTGGATTTTTCACTACATCTGGCATCTCTGTCACCACCTTGTTTTGAGCATAGAAAAAGCACCCACCATTTCGGTAGATGCTTTTATATCTTACAGTATACATAAAACAGACGTTATATTCAGTAAGAAAAGGTGTTGTGTTTTTATGCAGAAAACACTTCTTTTGCGATTCTACGGATATTCTGCATAATTTCTACGCTCGCTTTGTAAACGGGCATTGTAGCCTCCGTACCGTAAGAACGTACCCAATCGCCAGAATCTGCCACATATACCCACGATTCGTTTTTTCCTTTGCCCTGTCCGTAAGAACCGATTGTGTAACCAAATTCTTCTCCTTTTGGATGGGGGCTTGTTCCTGCCGGAGTGTTGTACGAAATACCTGCACCGAATTCAATGAAATTCAGATCAGTTCCCTCGCACACAAGAGTTGCCTGCGCGTAATTTCCGAACCTGTTGATTTTGATGTAGGTATTGTGGTTCCTGTCAGAATCTCCCTGTGCCAACATAATATTTTCGTCTATGACAGGAATTCCCAATTCGCAAAGCCTTTTAAGAAATACTTCATTTTTATCGCAAAGACTGTTTTGATATGCTTTCAATTCTTTGATTACATTTCCAATAGATTTTTGGCTCAGATTGCATTTGATTACTCGTCCGTTCATTCTTCTGCACCTATCTTTTTAATTCCATATCTAGCCAGATTTCCTCTTTGCGTATCAAGGATTTTCTTCAAACGGTAATCTGGCGGTGTTGTAGGAATACCATCTTCCAGAACCAGATTTCCCAGTGTGTCAACCTGTGGCACGGTATCAATCCAAAATACATCTCCCTCTTGCGGATGGAAAGAACGGTTGAAAGAAGTAATGTACCTGTCGTAATCTGGAACAATACCAGCGGACAATTCTTCTGGTGTTCCCGCGGTAGATGATACAGAAAACTTAAAGCTTTGCGGTTGACTGTATGTCGGTACGGTATCTATTCCCTCAAGTGTTTCGGTTACTCTTGACCAGTGTACGGTCTGTTTCTGTCTTTTTAATCCTCTCATAATACTTTCTCCAATGCAAAAAGGGGGGAACATTTCTGCTCTCTCCTAAATGGTTGATTGTTTATTTTATTTCAGTTTCGTTCTACACTTCTTCAGATTTATCCATCTCAGAATCTGCATTGTTCAAGATTGCGAACACATCTGTCCTCCGACTTCAATCTTTACTCTCATGTCTTTTCTTCTGTTCTTAATCAATATAAGCCCTCTTTAGTTAATATCATAGCTTTCATCAAAAGCAGTGTCAGTATTTGAAATACTTAACTGATACAAAATTTTATTTGCAATTAGTCGCATACCTTTATTACCTGGATGGGATGCAACACCAGCACTATCAACTGTTATTGTACTTCCGTCATCTTTTTCAATTTTAGCACCAATATAACTTCTATTTTCAGATATTGCTAAATTACTAATATCAATAAAATTGCATTGTAAGTCATTGCAAGCGTTGCTTATAATATTTTGTTTTTCATTTGAGCTGTACCATTCACCAACCCAACATACTCTAGCATTAGGGCAATTTGTTCTAACATATTGTAGTAATTTTTTACAAGATGTCTTAAATGTGTTTAATTTTTCAGTTGTATTAACGTTATCACCCAGTTGGATTATAACAAGTTTTCTATTTTTATTTAGATTTACTTTAAGTGTTGTTTCCATCCAATTTGTGACAGTATCAATATTTGTAGCGCCTTCAAAATCAGTACCAGAAATTTTATTAAACACTAAATTCGGTTCATTGTTTTTAACGTATTCTGTTACATAATGATAATAATCATGATTTGAATTTTGAGCGCACATACCAAAAGTTCCAAAGCCTAATAACAATGAATTACCTATAAATAAAATATCATTAGGAACAACTGGTAAATAAATAACATTTCCATCATCTGTAATTAAAGGATAATATTTTTTACCACTTGGACTTGTTAAATGATTATTTATAGTAGGTAGTACACTGTCTTTATCATATTTTGTATTTAGTTTATTTTGAATAGCTATTACTGTATCGCTTAAATTTTCTTTAGCAATATCCATGCCAGCAAATTTATTTATTTTAGATTGTAATGTGTAGATATCAAAACTACTTATTCCATCATTAGCGATAACAAAGTTTATTCCTTTTGTTTCATCAAAATTTGAATATACAGATAAATTAGCAATATCAACATTAATAATATTTTCTTCACATTTTGTGATTGTTTTTAAGTGTTGATATTGTTCATTGTTATTTTTTTTAAAAAAATGAGCAAATAATTTAACTGTTCCTAATAAATTTTTAATATTGTAATAAACACTAATTATATTTTCACTATTAGTAGGTATAATAGTTTTAGTAATAATACCACTATTTCCAGTTTCAGATTGAATATCAATATGTGCGTATTCATCATATAATGTAACGTTGTTCGTAAGTCCCCATTTTGAGCAACCGTTAAGTCCTTGTAATTTAGTATCAACATTTACATTATTCGATTCTATTGTTTTAAAATTTTCAATGTATTTAATAATAGCGTGTTGATATTTTACTTTACCCACTAAGCATCCAAGTCTAAAATATTTCCATTTTTTATTAATATCCAAAATAATATTATTATTGTTATTAAAGTCTGCTTTTTTAATACCTTTAATAAAATTTTTAGATTCATCATAAAAAGCTATTCCATCAATATCATATGCAGTGCAATTTGATATTAATATTTGTGTTGTATTTGGTATTTCAATAAAATCTGTTGATTTAAAACCAGTAGGGTTTTTTTTCAGTAGTCCATCTAAAGCGGATATATAACCATCAATATTAAATTTATCTCTACATAAATTCAACACATCTAAATCTTCCTTTAGTGAATCAGTTTCTGCATTTACTTCTTTAAATTTGTCGCCTACGGCTTTGGAGTCGGCAAATGCACCCTCTTCGCTCAAAGTTTTATCTGCGATAGGCTTGTCTGCTAAGCCTGGATACCCAACTGGAATATCTCCGTTTTGAGTATGGATTTTTAAAATTGATTCTGCCATGAACTACCTCCTAAAAAATAAGTACACCATCATCATTTACAGTTGGCAAAATAGGGTTTTCATTTATGCAATCATTTTTTCTACTCCAACAGGGGACACATAAGTAAATTGGTTTCCTAAAACATCTTTTGCAACGCCAATTACAAAGCATCCGTAATCGGCAAGCATATTGCACACAGATTCCTCTGCTTCAACCCAATATTGTTTCTTGACCATACGGTGAAGTTCTGGTAGCAAGCCATAACTGAACATCGCACAATGCCCTAATTCATGAATAAACACGCGGTTCAGAAGTTCTCCACGCAGATTATTTGCAATCGAAATTGTCATTGTAGAATAATCCGATACCGCAAGCGTTCTATTGCCTGTACGGTCAATTAACACGCTGTCGTGTGGAAATACGAACTGAACTCTCCATAAGTCCCCGTTCATATAGAATTGTTTTAGCATGGTTTCTCACCATCCTTTTCATATTAAATCAAGTCCTTTGAATACTTCAAAAATCTTTGGAGATTGAATTGCAAACCAGTCAACAGTAGTTTCGTCATGCCCAAATTGCTCCATATGTTGCCAATTACACTGTAATCCGCTTTCAGACAAGAATGCATGAATGATTTCATGTCTCAATTGCTTTTTCTGCAAGAAATCAAAATCTCCAACATTATTCTGATTATCGGAACGTATGACTATTAGTTTGTTGGTGTTGTCTGTAAAACCATCGTAATTTTCATCTTTTAAATTTCTTGGTTCAATCGTATACTCTGTCCCAAGAATATTTATTTTACATTTTTCCATAATCAATCTCCATAATCAAAAAGTCCCTGTCACATTTCTGTAACAAGGACTAAATTTAATTCTTATTTGTTAATTCATCTGCTGTATCAGGCGAGTTAAGTCAGTTTTCATCGACTGCCTGAGTGTTGCGTCTGCATCTGACCACATCTCTGTAAGATTACGGATAATGTCAGATGTATACTCTTTCATGGAATCATCCATTTTTTTCTTAGATTCTGTATCGTTGGAATCATGGTAATGTCTGCGGTTCTCGCTGTATCTGTCATAGCTTTCGCCATATCTGGACTGCTTATGGTTCATTCCATCCATCCTCATATCACTACGATCTGGATGATATCCCATGCGGTACATATTACGTTCGAACTCTGGATTGTTCAGATACTCTTCCATCCAGTCATCATCTTCCATGTACAGATACGGCTTGTATCCCATACGGCTTCCTCTGCCTTTTGGTGCAAATCTGCCGTTTGCGTAACGATACCTGTCATATCCCATGCGACCAAGATATTTCTCTTCCTGTTCGCATTCGTCCATAGCTTCTACGATTCTGTAATCTTTATCTGCACAAATCGCACACTTTACAGCTTCCATGCAGTCTTTCAAATCGTCCCAGTCTTGAGCGCTGAGATTATCAAAGCCATGTGTTTTGGCTTTTTCCATAGCCCATTTTCCCATTTCCATTGCAACTTTATGCATTACAGTGCCCCCTTTCTAACAGCCTGTGTAACAGGTGTGTCTGTTGTTGGGGCTGTACCATTAATTGCAGTTAAATTATTACTCGGACTACAAGCCGGGTTTCCTAGCATCTTGAATACTCCACCAGTTGCACTTGTAGCTACTCTGGTTGCGTACTTCGTTCTGGTTCTTACGCCACAAGCTGTAACCTGTGCGCAGCAACGATTCTCTAGCGGATACAAAGTTGTTCCTGTTCCTATTTGAATCATTACCGGGGCAGTAATCGTAGTGGCTTCTGGTATGCTTTGTGCGATAACAATGCAATACTTTTCTCCATTGGAATAACTGCCTGCTGGGAGTGTGATTACAAGATTACCTCCTGTAAACGCAACAGCTTGGCTTATTACAAGACGGTTGCAGAGCTTACAAACATTTTTACAACTCATATTTCTACCTCTCAATCAAATAAGAGGTGAGCCGCAACCCACCTCTTAGAATTAGTCAACCTCTAAGGGCGAGTTACTTAGCAGCAACCGTTTCCATATCCGTTGCATCCTGCGTATGCATACGGAGCCGGTACCTGAAATGCAGGAATCGGGGATGGATTGATTGAATTGATTAATCGCTGCGTCTGTGCATTCATTTCAGTTACAATCAGCGCGGACTGGCGATCCTGAGATGCAGCACGCTTCAGATCAGAGTTCTCTGCCTGCAATGTTGCAATCTTATCATTCGTCAAGAAATCAAGGATTGCTCTTGTATTGCTGTTCTGATTGTCCAGAATATCTCTGGTATTGTTGTTCATTGTGTTTTGAAGAGCACAAGTGTTGGTTGCCAGGTTGTAGTTGATACCCTGGATAGCTTCCCTGTTGTCGCAGCAACACTGAGCTAACTGAGACTGCAATGCGTTTGTGTTCTGCATATTAGCTACTGTATCAGCGTTAATTGCCTGTTGAACACCATTGAAGCCCTGAAGCATTCCAACATTCACACCATTGAAACCACTCTGCATGGTATTGTTGAGAGCATATGTGCTGTCACAGATGCCCTGCTGAGTACCTCTGATACCATTCTGAATATCGTTAAGAGCAAAACTCTCATTGATATCTGCACGTGTGGCCCATCCTTGGAATCCAGCACCATTTGCACCATTGCCACCGAAGCCGCCGCCCCAGCCGCCAAAACCTCCCCATCCGAAGATAGCAAAGATCAAGACAAGCCAGATAAGTGAAAATCCATCACCGCCCCACATGTCATTGGCACGGTTATTAGAGCCTGTAGCAGCTGCAATGTCACTAAGGCTGTAATTTGAACCATTCATCATGTTTTTAGTCTCCTTAAATTTTATTTACAATAGGAGACATCCGCGGCTGTCGTCCCAAATTGTAGCGATTTTTAATCACCCAATTATGGGGAAATGTTATAATCCAAGGAATTTCTGGATAATTCCGTCTGGTGATAAGTGCTTTTCATTAAATACATTTTGCTGTATTTGATGTAATTGATCTGTATCACCTTTTTTGTATAAATCCAACGCATTCTTCAATGTCGGATTGTTTCCTGCAAATTTACTCATATCGTTCATCATGTTATCCATACTTCCGAACCTCTGAGAAATCATTTTCTCAAATTGCTTTTTCATCATGGCATTAGGATTGAAACTCATCTTTGCTTACCTCCGTTCTGCTTAGATACCGATGTCTCCGACATTTGTGTCGGGAACATGTTTTTTATTTCAGAAATCTCAGAGCAAACATCATTCCGAAGCTGATTAAACATTGCTTCAATGTCAATCTGTTTTTCTTCCTGCTTTGGATATTGTTCTTCTGGATTTATAAGCCGGTAAACAAAGATTCTGCTTTTTCCGTCTGCCTGCAATTGCTTTTTATATATTTCTGTTCCATCTGTCTTTGGATAGTAAACAGGGTTGCCAGACATATCAACGTCCTTTGCTTTTACAGTATCAATCCCATCAACCATCTGTCCTTGAAGCATTGGCATTTGCTGCATTTGTTGTACAGGCTGCTGCATCTGCATTTGTCCATATGGCATTGCCTGTTGATAGTTATTCTGTAATTGTGCCAACCTGTCTTGATACGGCTGTATTTGTCCGTAAGGGTTGCTCATCATTGGCTGTTGCGGATAATACGGATAACCTGCCATAATCTGTTCCTCCTGTCCGGGATTCAAGAATCATATCCATATCATCTATAGAACGATGCTTTTCCCATATACCCTCGTAAGGGTTTCTTAATATAATCATTACGTTTTCTCCTATGATTATATTATATAGAAAGGAACACTGTATTTGAACGTCACTATTTCGCCACATTTCCGCCATTATACAAAGAAAAGCCCCGAATATACATCGGGGCAACTTTGGTAATTTTCTTTTTTATTTTTCTATTGATTCGGTCTATGGTTCTGGGACTGTACCCCATTAATTCAGATGCTTCCCATAATGTTTTTTCACCATAAGCCCGTAATCGAAATAATTTTTCTTCACGTGAATCAAAACCTGCTTCTTGCAAGTAAAATTTTCTTTCATCTTCTGAAAAATCCGCATAATTCATATAACTCCACCGTCCTCCCTTACAAGTGGAATCGATTTGTTACATAGGAAATACACCGCTCAACATAAATCCTACAACTGCTCCCACGACTGCTGTTATAATGCATACAATAATGGTGTCATAACGTTTGCCAGGGACTGCCATGAGAATTTTTAAATTGTTGTTCATCTCATCGACTGTTTCTTTGATATGATCTAAGTCATTGCTATACAGGGCAGTCTTCTGTTCGAGTTTATTAATTCTAGAATAAAATTCCTTGTGTCTTTCAGACTGCTTTTCCTGCATATCATGAATATTTTTTTCAATTTCTTCGAAGCGGTGATTGTTAAAGCACTCATGTTCACATCCCATCGCTTTTCCTTTCTTTCACTCCCTATAAGATTTTTGCTCTTTCCCTACTTTAACGAGCAACCCTGCAACGTGCCGGGAGGAAAAACACATTGCGTTCCATCCCATCTTTTTTAATTGAAACTTCCAGCAAAAGGAAAAACACCATGATTAATATAAATTTCGGTTTCAGATTCCCAACTTCTATTTACAGAAGATTCAGAATGTGATCCTTGGAACTCTGCCCCCTGTTTAACCAGAAAGTAAAGCGCCAAGTCAAAAATACAATCATAGCATTTTTTCATGTCGTTTTTGATTTTATCATCAGTGTAACTAGAGGGGTAATTTCGCTTATTTTTAAATGAACGAATTGCCCGGTTTACAGAAAGAGTGAGTATGGACTCAGATTCTGGATTATCTGCTAAATAAAGTGATAATTCTTCCATAAGTTCTTCATTCATTTAATTCACCGCCTCTTTCTGCGTTACTGCTGAGATAATATTTCAGAAATGATACCAGCCTTATTTGTTGAGGTCAGGGCATAGCCATTATCACTTGCAAGCTGTCTTAACTGTGGCACAGTCATATTAGACAGCTCACTTTCTGCGTATTTATGTGTTGATTCTTCTGATTCAACACTTGCTACAGACGGTGATTGGCTGTTCACATTGAGACTATGCCCGCTTATTCCCCCTTTGTGCCGATAACGATACCGCCATTAGCTTTCGGAGCAACCGGAACGAATATACCGGACGCTTTTGTCCATACTGCAACCGGATCCTGTGTAGCCCACATGGACAGTGTTACGAAAGAACGGTTTTCTTCCTGAATGAACTGTCTGTATTCAAGTTCCTCAGGCGTCACGCCCCAGAGTCCTGTACCGAAAGAACCGTTTGCATCTGCTTCATACAGAGTAAATACATCTTCTTTGAAGTATCTGCCTGTTTTAAGAGAACCATCTGCTTTTCTGAAGCGGAATTTCTCATCGCAACGATCAATTGTGATTCCGTATTCCTGCATAAGCAGATTTGCAAGTTCCTGTTTTGTCAGAAGACGTTTGTTATCTGCTCCCAGAACTGCTGTCTGCATAGCAGTGTTATTTCTCATGTAGTTAATCATTTTGAGAGAAGTAAGGGCTTTATTAACTACATAACCATTGTCTTCTGCTACAGCTACCATTTTCTGGATATCTCCCATGATATCTGCTTCTGGTGTAGCCCAGTTGGTAAGTGTTACTTTTGCAGTTGCTGGAACACCATAATTGATTCCCATATCAACATGATTTTCTTTGATTGTTACAGCACCAGTAGAAAGGAACTGACCTTTCATGACATTTGCTCTTGCAACAACGCCTTCAAACAGGTTAGCTGCATCGTCAAATACAAAGTTTTTCAGTGCTTCGTTGTCCGGCACACCATTTTCGATTGCCTGACGTAATCTTTCAGACTGATTGATTTTTCTTTTAATGAAAAGTTTTTCAGTCAGTACTTTTTCGAATCCTGGTCTTGTACCGATTTCTGCTTCAGTATCAAGAGCATGAACAAACGCTACTTCTGGAAGTCTCTGTCCGGCCATAAGTCTGTAATATTCGGCTTTCAGATATTGTGTTTTTATATCTGGAAAAATAGTATCAAGGATACCAGGTCTTTTTACATCAAAACTCTGGGAGAAATTAAGTCTCTCTTCCTCTGTGATGGATTCTAAAACATTAAATGGCATTTGTTATACCTCCTTAATATACTGGATCTTCTGTGACCACAAAAACGATACCTGATTTCTCAAGTTCAGTTTTTGCAGTTTCATCAACTGTTACCGGGAGTCTTTTTTCAAGAACACGACCTGCAATAATCACAGAAATCGGTCTCTTAGTATCATCTGTCATATCAACATCTTCAAACACAATGCCGATTGCGCCTGTTGCATTTGTCGGATACACGGAACCTGCTTTGATAATTTTCTTAGTTCCAACTGTTTCAGCATTTGTCTGATTTGCTGTGTAAGTTTTGAGTACTAATCCAACCTCAGATTCAAGGATGTTAGGTCTGGATTCATACTGCTCAGTTTTCATAAAAGCCATGTCTTTTTCTCCTTTACTAAAATTAAATATTTACCGGGGCATTATCATCTGCCGCCTTGGCTTCTTGATTCATTCTTGCTGAGTACGCTTTTGCGTATTCAGATGCTTCGCTTTTCTTTTCTGGTTCTCCACCAGATTTACCGCCACCGGGATTAGGTGTATTTTCAAGTGCTTCTTTCTCCCAAGCTGCTTTTGCGGTATCAAGAGCGTTTTTATTTTCTACGGAAATTCCATCGACAAATGTCTGGGCTTCTTTAAGAGCATCCTTTGCATTCATATTTGAAAATGCTTTGATTGCTCCCGCATAGGCATCTCCTTTCATTCCTGCGTTTGCAAAAATAGAAGTAATTTTGCCTGTCAGAGCTTCCTTCTGGGAAGTTGCAAGTGCAGATTCAAGATCAGAAATTCTTTTCTCGTTTGCAGCTTTTTCTTTCTGACGTTCAAGTTCTGCTTTTTCTGCATCAGTCATGTTTTGCTGTTTCAGCTCATCAAGTTCTTTTTGCAGTGCTTCTGCCTTATCAGCTTTTTCTTTAAGGGAAGTGTTTTTGTCTTTTTCCTTTTTTACTTCTCCTGTGACGGAATCAAGATATTTGGTCACCTGTTCATCAGATGGTTCCTCAATTCCCATACCGATAAGTACTTGTTTTGCCTGTTCTCTTGTCATGAAATCTCCTTTCTTCCAGATCATCACACTTTTTTCACACGGTTCGCTCCGCATATGACCTGCACCCGATTTACGCTCACGGGCTGTTGCAATATTTTTGAGTATTAAAAAAGAAATCTCAGTTTCCCAAGATTCCTTAAATAATTAATGTAAAAACGTTTATTCTTCGTCAGTGGAAGAAATTATTGCTGATTGATTTTGAACTGATTTCTGACTAAAATTGTCAATCAATTCTTGTGCTTTCTGCGTTTCCTCTTCTGGATTCTTATACAATGACTGCATATACGGAAAACTCATTTCGTATACTTTCTGCGGATCACTAAATAATCCACAAGTAATAAGTGCAATGAGCGGATGTATTTTATTCTTAACCAGATAATCGAGGGCCTGTGCTTTAACAAGCATGTTATCCGTTGGGTTTCTGGTAATTTTTACATCAAAATCTCTTGTCGAAAGTTTTATATCACCAGTAGTATTTCTTATAATGTTAAGTATTATTCTGGCAGATGCTTTCTCAGCTTCACGGATAAAAGGTTCATCCAATTTGGCTCTACGCTCTGCGAAGTCCCAACCATTGCGGAGATATACGGCTTGACCGGTATCTCCCCCTGTGTTCTGTTGTCTATCTGGCATTCCTTCAACAATCAGCATATTGCTGTAAATATCATCTTTAGCAACTTGACTTTCTGATTGATTCAGTTCAGCAGTCATCAGTTCAACATCCGACTGGCATCCATTGCTGGTATCTTTAACAGATATAGCGCCAAGTTTTACCATCTTGAGGAATTCGTTCTCGTCAATCTCACAGTTCTTGAATTTCATAAAGGCTTGAACAAACTGTTCAACTCCATCCATTCTGTTTGACTGCATGTTATTGATTGTATCGAACATTGTGATTGCTATTTCAACATCAGATAATCTGTCATGATTGTTTGGATATTCAATAATTGGAATGTTTCCAAAGCCATTCAGACCGGCTTTTTTAATCTTTCCATTCTGCACAATAAAATACTGGTTTTTTGAATAGCACTGATAATACTGTTGGTCATCTTCGTCTTTTAATATCTGAACCGACATCAGTGGTTTTCCGGTGCCTTTGGAATAAACAATGTAGCAATCTCCCGGATATGGAATAAAAATTCTAAATGGCGGGATGTCTGAATCCGCTGTCCAATCTTCTTCACGAAGAATGCACTTGTATGCAGTGCCTACTGCGCTTTGATATGTCCCTAATTCAATATTTCTGGCTTCTGCATTTGCTTCGTCCAGATAATCATTAAACAAATCCACCTGCGCATTGGTTTCTTCGCTTGCATTCTTTTTCTTACAAACAAACTGAATTGGTTCTCCGTATGTCTGAGATGCTTTGAAGCGAACAACTTCAAGTGCATGATTCTCGCATACTCTGTTATTAATTTCAGGACGTACAAGTTTTTCTCTGTAAAGAACTGGCTGGTCGCCTTTGTAGTATCTATACAGATAATCAATCATAGTTCTGTTTCTATTGTGAACACCGATTGTATCAGCAATCACTTTCAGTACATTTTCTGGTGTAATTTTGTTTACTCCGGTATATGCTACCTTTCTGCCAAATTCACCATGGCAGAGGTCAATATAATTCATCTTATTTCTTGCCACTGCCCGTACCTCCTTTTAGGCATGAAAAAAGCACCGAGTTTTCGCCCGATGCTTCATACATTTTCATCATATATTATACATAACCGGAAAGTTATATTCAGTAAGAAAAGGTGTTAACTTTTAAAATTAAGCATTTCTTTTACGTAATTTACTGCTTTCCCGTGAAATTGTTTAATATATTCTTCATTGTATTCCATTTCATCTGCAATGACAGTTAGCTTTTTTCCCTCTACGTATCGTTTATACAAAAAATCATAATACTGGGGATTTTCCACAGACTCTATAACATCTATAAGTTTCTGCTTTTTCTCCATAAGCTCTACCACATTGTCAGCTAGTTCTCGCTGCGCATCCACCAATTTTGCAATTGTATCGCCTATTTTATCTTGGCTTCCAGAAGTTTGAACACGTTCAATGCCATACGTCGAAGCACTAATGCTAGTAGCAAGCAATTTTAAGTGTTCGATTTCTTCCAGTTTGTTATTTATAATTTTTTCGTATCGTTGAATTTGATTCAGATACTCCTTTATATCCATACTATCTCCTTCCCCACATAAAATTCTTAGTTGCTGTAACTTCTGCAAATCGTTTTTGAGTCAGAGTTATCATAAGTTGTGTAACACCATCTGGTGCATCGTCGTGATCGTTGTCGCCAATATACACAAAAGTGGTCAACTGTTCCATTGCTTTTGAATATTCCTTGTTTTGGTATTTAGGTGCTAGAAATATGAATCTTCTTTTAACATCTCCAGAGTACTGATTGATTTTTTCTTTTTTAGCTTGCTTTGATGGAGCTTTTGTGCTGGTAGTGCTGCAAGCATATCCATGTTCTTTTAGTCTTCCGCTGACATAATAAGCATACATATCGCCACCATTGTTAGCTTCGAAATTGATAGATTGGATCTCATTTCCCATAATTCTTCCGACAACCAGTGGAAGTGTGACTTCCTTCGGACCTGTATTAAAAATCCAGTCATAAATGTATACATCTCCGTTTTCAAATTCCGCACCAACCGGCATGGACAAACTATCACCACCGCCCCACGCAACGTCACAAGCAGATACGTTCTTTACAAATCCGCCCTCTGGAAGAATTCCATTGTAATATCTTAGTTCATCTTCTGCGAACATGATTCCTTCACGCAAGAATGGTTTCTGTTGATATTTAGCCTCCCATTCGTTAGCATCAAGTCTGGCTTTCATATCTACATAATACTTCGTAGAAAAACCAACTCCATAATCATATTCAAAGTTTGATTCACCATCGTCATTCAAGGCAGGAATCTTACGGAACCGATACAATGGATTATCTCGATTGAGCTTTTCAATTTTGCCTAATGGGTCGTACAGGTTCCATCTTGTTCCAACCATCAACTCTCTTGCCCCATCAATTTTACGGTCAACCATTTTGTTCAGATACTCTTGATAGGTATTCTCCAAACGAGTAGGGCTTAAAGAATGCTGCCTGTCTCGAACAAGGTCATCCACATACAAATATCCATCAGACGAAATATCAACAGCACCCGTCCATGTTCCCTCGATACCGCGGCAAGTCATTGTGGCGAATCGATCTGGCTTGTCCAAATTTATCTCAAAATCATCGGCACTTTGCTTTTGCAATTTTGATTTTGGAAATATCTCACTGTAAGTGTATTCTTGTGTGCTTATGAGATTCAGAAGCTCACCATAGAAACCCTTGGCCAGTTTTCCAGAGTGACCGCCCATTGCATTGTGGCTGTTTGGTCGTCTTCCCATTATCCACGACATAAAAAATATGCACATAGTACTCTTACCAACACGACTTGGTAACGATAGACCGTAAAATTCAATTATCCTATCTTCCAAATCCTGTAAATCTTGAGCGACTACTTGGAGTGTTTTTTTTCTTGGGATATAGAACTTTTTGCTGTCCGGTCTATTCTTCTCCATGTATAACAAATAACTCTCGAACGCCCATGGGGATTCCAACAGTAAATACTGCCAGTAAATATCATCAAAATTACCGCTTCCAGTCAGTGCCGCGTTTCTTGCTGCAACTGTATGAGCGTACCGACTGACTTTCATTGCCATGTTCCGTGCATCTGGATTATCCTTGAAAGGAAGGTCAATATTCATATTCAAAAGTAAATCAAGGCAGTCCTTCTGATTTTGACAGACTGTCATATCATCATTAATGATTTGATTTAAAATTGCCCGATACCATTCAATCGAACCTTCTGTGAATTTTTGCATAAAAATAGAGCCAGACCTCCTTTCTTCTTAGGATTTAGTCTGGCTCTCATGTGGCTCTCTGACTGATTTATTTATTATTCAGCATTCTCATTGGCTGTCATATCTCTTGTATCTACGATGGTAGAAGTGTTACTTCCCTGAATCTTCGGAACTTCACCATTCCATTTATCAATTTTCTGCTTTTCAATTAGTTCAGGGGTAAGCGATTCTGCAATCTTTCTGTTTGCTTCCGCTTCGGCTTCAGCTTTAATCTTAATAGCTTCGGCTTTGCCTTCCGCATCAATTTTGGCTTGTTCTGCCTGAATAGCTGCTTTTTCTTTTTCCTGTTCAGCAGCAATCAGTGCAACTTCTTTATCTTTATCGGCTTGTACTTTGGCTGTTTTAGCTTCAATATTGGCCAATTCAAGCTCTTGCTGTGCATTTACTTTCTTTTGGATTGCAGCTTGTGTTTCATCATCAGTGGAAATAGAAGTAAAGTTTACTGTATCAATAATGATTCCGTATGGTTCAAACTTCCGTTTAAGATATTCGTCAAGTGCTTCATTCAGTTCCTGGCGCTTATCACCAAAAACATCTGTTACTGGATACTTCGCTGTTACTTCCTGCGTCCATGCTTTCATTTTCGGCTTAATAAAGGTATTTTTCACAGATTCCCCGGATTGCCCTTTGAACTGAGTAAATACATCAGTTACTCTGCTCTGATCGAATTTATACGAAAATTCCAAATCAACTAAAAGAGATTTGCCATCTGCTGTTGGTGTCTTAAAACTTTCGTCTTTTGGAGAATCGCCTTTATCTTCAGATGTAAGATAAGACTGTTCGATTCCAACAGAATACAGCGAAGTTTTTACTGTAGGTGAAATCAAATGCCATCCCTGCGTAAGTACATTCTTGGAGATTCCCCCGTTCATTTTGTACTCGACCGCAATGTAACCGGCTGGAACCCTTACACTACACTTTGCAATGCATATAAGTCCTGCAATGATTGCAACAGCTAATCCGATTCCACCTAAAAGTCCTTTCTTCATTCTTTGTCCTCCTTGTTTTGACTTTCGTCTTTATTTAACTCATCAATAGCATTTCTGCCAATGTGATTCAATAATTTACCTAGTGGCTGAAATAATTTGTAAAGCAGAAACCATACTGCCACTGCTCCACATATCACTAGAAATATAAATACTGGATTCATACATTCACCTCACAATGCTTCTAAGTGAATCCCACCACTCGTCTTTTTTATTTATATCTTCTTCTCGTTTATATTGAATTTTTATTTTATATAGTCCAGAATCAGATACGTGTGGCTCAACATGTAAGAATTTGAATTTCTTTTTAAGATATCCTATTTCAAAAACACATTCTTTTGGAAAAACAGTATAAAGTGTGACAAATTCTACAAAAATAATTCTCTTATCTTTTTCATGGTACACATCAATATTTGCCAACGCATCGACAACTTTTTTGTCTTTAGCAAAAATCTTTATTGGAAAATTTACTACAAAATATTTGCTCATACATTAACCTCAATCTGGAATACCTAATTGTTTGTAAGTAAATACCGCTGTATATTTCTTTCCGCATTTGTAACAAGTTTCCGTAATAGTGCAAGTCTTTTCTTTATCATTACATTTCGATTCTGTATCCGAACTTTTGAACTTGCATCCACCTGTCGAAATACATTTAATCTGTTTTGTGTTCATCTTGTTCTCTTTGTAAAACTTTTCTGATGCAATCCTCAACAAGTATAAAGTCTTTATATGACATACGCATCTCGCAATTGTAAAAATGCTTTCCAATTTCATTTACAATTAATTTATAAATTCTAAACTTGGTTTCTTCCGAAAGTTCGTCCAGTTCCACAGGTTTAGTCTTTTGAAGTTCTTCCGCATCGCTGGCAACTGTTTTAATAACATCTTCATCAGGCACTTTTATAGAATCAATAGTTCTAACAATGTACGGAGTGTTTTCTGAACGCGATATAACCTTGCGCCATTCAGCAACAGTTCTTTCACCTGCGTCTTTCTGAATGAAAGTGTTCAAAGTGTTTCCCCTATAACATTTTATCACTGCATCATCATTTTTTATTTTTACTGAATATTCATTTTGGAATTCAAACGCAATGTACTCAGTATAAAATTTTAAAACGGTCTTTGTAATTGGCGGATAAGATATAAGAAGAATTTCCTCGATATCAATCTGCGCATATGTTTCTATTCCAAGTTCGATGATCTCAATCGGAATCCTTTTAACCACAATTCTCATACATTCACCTCAAACTCTTTCTTGCAGTTACTTCCCTTGCACTTCAATTTAAGATGCTGAATTTTTGTATCTTGACTAATCAGAAGTGCTTTCTTCTCACAAAAAGGACAGCAATACCACAGTTTGCCATTGATGTTCTTTATTAATGCCCGTCCGTCCCACGGCTCCGGTGGGTTCATTACCTGAGAGAAATCTATCCCCTCAGATTCAAATGCTGATTTGATGCTCATTAAAAAATCTCCTTAAATTTTCTGCCGATCAAAACCATTGTCTTTGTTTCCCCAATACGGATATTGCTCTAAGCATTTTCTCATATACTCATGCGGATATGATTTCGCAAAGTCAGCAATTTCTTTGACAGGTGCCTGTTGTATCTTCGTCCTCCATTCTGGATAACCTTTTGTTTCTACGCCCATGTCAGTTCACCCCATGAACCTTTCTTAGATTTGCATAATATCGGTCAACTATCACATCCAATGCGGTCTGAAGCTGATTGATTGTGATGCAATCGGACTGATGCTGTCTGTGATATTTTGCGATTTCTATAGATTCGTCGTAAAATGGTGTATCTGTCTTTTCGTCCACCTGTTTTTTTAACTCGTTATTATAAGCACACATATTATCCAGTTCAGCCTGAAGCTCATTGATTTTCTCATTTTTGTCCAGAATTTCATGTTGCTTTGCTTCGCTCTCATCAGCCAGACGAACAACTTCTTCTTTCAGCTGATCTACTGTCCATGTTGCCATGTCTTCAATTCTCATAACTGCCTCCCTTAGATTTTGGTAAACGTTTCCATATCATAGTTATCACGGATATAGTCCACGCATTCACACAATTTCTTACGCAAAACTAAATCATTTGCGATGTCTGGATGCAAGGTATATAACATGCAACTGTTTTCTTTTCCGTCTTTCTGAAACTTCTTCCAGTCAAAAGTCATTGTGAACAATGGAATCCTCGTGAGATTTTTTGTCTTCTGTCTTATATAGAGATTGCAGAGTTTCTTAATCATGGCATCTTCTCCTATCTTGTAGACCACGTAACTATTTTATTCTTGCACTGTGGGCATATGATATATTTCTGCTTACGTCCACGTCCAGATGGCATATTTGTAGAAAACATTTTTTCTATGCATTCTTCTTTAACATCTTCTTTTTCATCGTATTGCAACACTGCTCCGCATTTTCCGCAATTTATTCTTTTTAATGTTCCAGGAACTAAAATTTTAATCATTTTATATCACCACATTCCTCTATTAGTGCTTGACTCTCCAAGAAAGTTAGGTTGACAATCTTTTTTATCAAGTAATGTGGCCTTTGCGTTATAAATCGTCTTAATCCTATCAGATTCGAGACAAAATTCACTATTAAATTCAGTTTTGCAGTTTGTACAAATCCATTCTGCATCAGTTCTCAAACCTGCAGCATCTACGTCGCCGCCAAAGATATCCACTCCTGTATTGATTACCGTTCCTCCACAAAGTGGACATTTACGTTTATCTCGTAACAATAAATCATTTTCCATAATCTCATTTCTCCCTGTCTTCCCTATGTTTCATCTGGCACTCAATCATCTTCGCTACATTCTCACGTTCCTGTTTTATTCCATGTCCTTGACGGAACAACTCGCATTCGAGAATATTTCCGCACTTGGAACATTCATCGTTGATTTCTTTGCCCATTATCTTCATCTTTAATTTCTTCCCAACATTCACAACTGTCATCAAGACATCTAAAATCTGCACAATGTTCACTGTCGCCATTACAGCAGACACCTTCGTATGTTGCGTACCATTTGCATGTGCAACAATAATCTTTTTCTTCCATAAGCCACCTTCCTAAACAAAAATTCCAGTACACGGACTTGAACCGTAACTAGCCACCCAACGTGGAGTACTGGAAACCAAACTATACCTTAGGAGTAATTTATTCCTACGATGGCAATCCGCAGGAATCGGAAAGGCAGGATTCGAACCTGCGGCCTCACTTTTGTAGTGTGCTCTCACCCCTGAGCTACATTCCGTACCGCCTGTCACGGTCAGTTTAGAAACTGAGTTGATTTTCGCACTTTATTTATTCCACTGTAATACAATCGTATCTCTCTGAGTTAATCGTATTTTCCATAGCTTCAATCGGATTGTATCCAAGGTTCTGTAACACCTGTTTGAACACTGTTACCGACTGACCACTTGCAAGCTGTACGCCCTTTCTCTTGGCATCTGCATGAAATACATCGTGTCTGCTTTCGACATTCCAAAAAATAACGTTTGGAATAATATATCCAGCTTTTTGGAATTTCTTTTCCATTTTGTCATAGAAAGACCAATTCTTATCTCCGCAGTAATCAATTTCCATATCGGAAATAACAACTATAGCTTTCGGCATTTCTTCTTGCGAAACGTTGTTCTCTTCAGCAATATCAAGTACTTTCTCAAATGCTGCTTTAAGATTTGTATTACCGCCCCAATCTGCATTTTCGGCATTTTTTATTTTCTGGTGAAGTGTTTCACCCTTTAATGCAACAATCTGTGGGTTTGTTGAGAAAGTCATGAAAAGGTTATGATATGCACCCGTATTTCTTTCAGCGAAATATATTGCCAATCCAATTGATGTTGCCATTGGTCTTCCACACATTGAACCAGATACATCAGCCATTATCAGTGCATTTGTTCCCTGTTCTACATAGTTCGGAAGTGCTTTCCACTGTGCTTCAAGAACTTTATTATTTTCTCTTCCGTAAAGAACTTTCTCTACAATATCGTATGGATACAGGGTTGAAGCATTGATTTTAACTTCGCCTTTGTCGGCTTTATTGATAAATTCGGCGAATCCTTCTGGGTCATGTTTCGCAAAGGCTCTACGATAAATCATCATTGCACGGCTTGGGACTTCTAGATATTTAATCTCGTTCCACTTGCCGGCAGACATAAGGCTTTCAACTACACCTATCTGCTTTCTCATACTACGGACAATTCTCTTGAAGTTATATACTGGATATCCCAATTTCTGAGCAGTCAGGATTCCTAACTTTCTAGTTTCCGGGCTGCTTGCATCAGCTGTCTTAATCCATTTTGCAAGTAATGAAATTGCTTTCCCTTCATTAAGATTCTTTAAGTCTTCCTCGAACTGATTCTTCATGGCTTTCCACATATCATCTTCCAATGGTGTTCCAATCAGTTCGTACAGATCGTCATATCTTCCATACACTCCGATTAAGTCAAGATTCGGCCTAAGTGCTTCTGGGTGATGTTCTGCCATATATCGAATGATTGTACGGAAAGTCTTTCTTTCTCCAAGTCCACAACGAATATCTCTTGCATAGAAAACTATCTTTGTGGCAAAGAGTTTATCTTGTGCATATGCTTCTGAGAACAATGTAGTGATTCTATTCTCATCAGCATCTCTTAATGCTCCAATAGTTCCGAACAGATCAAGCCTTGCATCGCTTGTAGTATTTAATGCGACTGCTCCGTTCTCAGTTCTTGTAAATTTGTTCTCTTCTTTCATTGCATTTGCAAAATCCATGTTTTTCTCCTTTCAGGACACGAAAATATAAAATATTCGCCTAAGATTTTATTAAGAAATAAGTTGCTGTAAGTGTCCCCTAAAATTTTCATGATGCTTTTGGTTTTTATGATTAACAGTCATATCCAGAATAATTGCTGTAAGCACCACATAGTGGCAAGGGATGGACTCGAACCATCAACACGTACCTTGTAATGGAAGAATTGCTGTAGAAGTCACAAACATGACTTACAATCTTTTACTGCTCTACCAATTGAGCTACCTCGCCATATTTACCGCCTATAACGGTCAATCACTCCAATGAAAGAGCAATTGGGTTGAGTTCCACATTCATAGAAAGAAGGTGTATTGAGAATTTGTTTTAATACGCTGAACGATAGACGGATTAATTGCAGGAGGCGGAATTGAACCACCATTTCGGGCTAAGGAGGCCCGCGAGTTACCTCTACTCCATCCTGCGTCAACCCGGACACCCCGGGTTAGCAATGATTTTTTCGTGTTATGCTTTCCACTAGGCAATTTTTCATAACTTGGACTATCGTTTTTTGCCAACCTGACGGCTTTTTGGTAACCGTGGTATGCTCCACGGAGTTGTTTCGGATATTATTATGCCTTTGACTTTATGTTTCTTGAAAACTCCCTTGTCATCAATGCGCGCTTGTGATGGCTTATTGAAACTAAGAAACATTTATCGGACGGGAAATCAGATCAAGCATAAGCCTATGCCGTTACATACCTTTGCTCATTCTGATTCACATACGCTCATCCGAAAGTTTTTTCTGCCCATAAAACGGATGGGTAGCATACGGAAGAAATGGAAATTCTGAGATTCGAACTCAGGACTTCCCGGTTATGAGCCGGACGTTCTAACCGCTGAACTAAATTTCCTGAGTAGAAGCAGTCTCCCGGATTGCAGATTTTGAGTTGATTTGCTTCTACTGTTGCGGTTCTTTGCCACCAGCCGCAACAAAGGTCATGGCAAAATAGAGTACCTCGTTTTTACGAGGATTCCCATCCGGGACATTTGAAGCCCCTTTAATCAGCTCCGTTGAGCTAGATGGGTTTTCGTCGGAGGGTCTATGTAAAATAAACCATTGCCAGGTACATGCGCAACCTAGCAAGCTGGGCTAGTGGGATTCGAACCCGCGAATACAGCAGTCAAAGTGCTGTGCCTTACCACTTGGCGATAGCCCTAGAATCTTTCTCCCACTCCGCACCATTACAAAAGCAGGAGAAAGAATTGAATGTGTGATAATATTTTTATTATGTGCTCTACAATTGCAACACAACTTATGTGGAGAATCAGCGTTTAAATAACTAAGTTGTTCTCTTTTTTTGTAGAGTCATATTTGCTAAATCGGATGTCTCGATCGTTTGCTTGCATACCGCTCCACTACCGGACAAGCACATCCTTTCGCATTGCTTATATGATTAACCCGTTCTTCGATAACAAACAGGATAATCTGCATCGGAAATGCTAAAAGCATATAGTTTACCTCGCTGTGCAGATTAAAACTGTATTAAGTATCATTCCTGCTTCCATCAGCAAGAAGAATGCTGTGGAAAATTGATTGCCTTTGTAATTCCGGCTCATTAAAAATGCAGCTAATGTAGTAAATATCAGAATATTAATTGCTACTGCGATAATGGTTAATGGTAATCTCATTGTTCCTCTCCAATCATAAAATTAAGTATCTTCTCTGCGATTTCTTCTTCCGGCTCAAATGGTAATCCACAGTAATTGTAATGCTCTAAGGCCGATTTTAGGCTTGCTTTGAAGCCGTGGTAAATTTGCCCGTGTTGTAACAGTTCGTGCCTTAAAACTGAAATTGCATCAGTAATTGATTGAGAAGTAAAACTAATTTGTGCCAAGCACTCCACTTCAATATCCGGTTCTGCCATCATCTCGAATACAAATGTCGGAATCTCGTCAACAGCAATATGGAAATCAACAGACTTTACTCTTGGGACTTTATTCCCATCAATAAAACACTGCGTCCCTCTCCAATCATACGGACTCGGATTTATAATTTTCACAACAGGCATCTTTGCATCCCCTTTCCTGTGCTTTGCAATACACCAGAAGATGGTCCGCAATCTCTCTAAGCTGATTTGTGTCGTATTTCGGGCAAGTTAATGGTTCTTTATCCCCTAAATCAGCACTTACTTCGGCATTAATCAGCATCGTTGCTACATCAATCGGTTTATCTGGAAGCATTAAATCGTCCTGGTTCTTATGTA